ATGAACAATCAAGAATTTATTAAAAGTATCACCCTGGATGGTGAGGAGTGGCGAGATATAATCGGCTTTGAAGGGCTTTACAAGGTGTCTTCTTGTGGTAGAGTTGTGTCTTTGGGACGATACGTAAACAATCGCTATCAGGATGTTTATAAGCAACCACATTTACTCAGAGCGAGCAAAACAAAAAGAGAAAAAACTCCAAGTGTTACGCTCTCCATAGACGGCAAAAATAGTAAAAGACATCTTCCTTATCTTGTAGCCCAACATTTTCTTTGTCAACCTGATAACAATTATATACTTGAAGCCAAAGATGGTGATTTCTACAACTGCACGGTTGATAATCTGTATTGGAGAAGAAAGAAACGAGCGCGCAAACTGTACGACACTGCTTCACTTGAAGGTGAAGTGTGGAAGGCGATACAAGGATATGAAGGCTTGTATGAAATATCTTCTTTAGGAAGAATAAAGTCTTCGTATAGCAGAAAGATTTTAAACCCCTCTTCTGTTCATGGCTACAAATACGTTTCTTTAGCAAAAAACTCGACGATTCACAGGTGCTACATTCACCAACTTGTAGCAAAAGCATTTATTCCTAATCCTAACAACTATCCCTGTATAGACCACATTAACACAATCAGAACAGATAACACTGTGAGAAATTTAAGATGGTGTACCTATTTGCAAAATATGCTAAATCCAATAACTAACAGCAAAAGAACTATCAGTGTTTGCAAGTTAAGAAACGGAGCATTAATACATATCTACGAGTCTATGGCAGAAGCGCATAAAGATGGTTTTGCCTTAGCCAGTATATTTAAATGTTGCAAAGGTTTGCAGAGTAGCCATAGAGGTTACGAATGGATGTACACCTCCGATTATAAATCTCTTATCAATAAGCCAAAGAACTCTCAATCTACCGATATAGATTAACCCCAGAACCCTCCGTTATTAAGGGCATTAAAGCCGTACAGACCCATTTGTGCTGCTACACAATTCGGGACTGCGGTTGCTTGTGCGTAATTTAACGTCACCGTCTCGGGCATCTTGCACTTGATACCTGCAACCTCCTGCTGCAAACCTGCCAACACCGCATTGATAGGAGCGACCGCCTGACCTACAATCTGACTTGTCATAGCCGACGACTTGAACGTTGAGTTCTCCTCGCGCAGAGCGTCAATCTTGTTCTGCATTTCACGCATTTCGGCTTGCTTCTGACCGTTGACGATAGTCTGCGTGCTGTCCTTGATGGCGTTATGCAAGTCACAAGTCTGTCTTTGTGTCTCAAAGGCAAGACTTGAGAAACCGCGTTCCTGATTTGTCGCAACGCCGTTGATGGCGTTCTGCAAGGTGTTGGTCTGCTGGCATGTGGCAAGTCTGTTCTCGCAGCAACAAGAAGCGAGCTGCTGTGCAATCTGCATATTGCCTTGCTGGAGAGCGTTGATAACTTGCATACCGCTCATGCCGACCTGATTGCCCACACCCTGAACCTGCGAGGTAAGAGCCGAGATAGCTGCCTGTATCTGACCTTCGGTGCAGTTAAGCTGTGTAGCAAGGTTGCTTAGAGCATTTCTGTTTCCACCGATGGCATCCATGAGGAGCGAGCGACCGTAGTCGTTGTTGATTTCATTGGCAATACCGCCTGCGCGACCATTGCCGAAACCACCCCAACCATTACCGCCCCAACCCATGAGGAAGAATAGGAAAATTACCCACATGAAGCCGTCGCCCCAACCATTGCCGTTCTTGTTCATGGCAAGGAGAAGATTAGGGTCAAGACCTCTCTGTTGAAGCAGAGGAGCGAGCAAACTCATCATGCCACCCTGTCCGCTACCTTCATTGCCGAATACATAAGTTTTTGACTCAGACATAATACAATCTTTTTTTAAAATTTTACCTTAGTTGACTAAACACTATTGTAACGTTACACCGCAAAGTTAGCGAGTTACGACGGATAATGTCATAACACGCTCAAAGATTTTGTATTATGCTGATAATCAGATATATAAGGTGATAGTCGGTACTATCACATCGTAAGACATTCTTTCCAATGATTGAAAAATTGGAAAGAAATGGAAACAAAAAAAAGAGAAGTCTCTTTACTTGCTTCTCTTCTGTTTTAAAAAGTGAAGGATGTCCCACTTCTTCCAGTATCGTGTGTGTCCGCGCTTCTTGCACTCGCCGTTCTGTATCTCGCCACGCTTTACCATTCTATTGAGCGTTGCATCGCTAACGCAAAGTCTGTCCTTCACTTCCTCTGCGCTCATCATCGGGTTAAGCATATTAGGAAGTATGTCCTGGCAGAGTGTTTCTATATCATCGTCACTCATACCGCAAGCCGTCACTTTCTCGCCGTTGCGCTGCTGCTCGTCTGCCTTAAAGCACGAATTGGCAAGCGATTGCAACAACGTGCCGAGCATCTTGTAGCCGAAAATTTTTTTCATAGCATTTCTTTTTACCTGAACATTCTTTTGCCGAGCTTTGATTTACAGCAAAACCAGTCGACAGCTCCGTAGATATACAACAACAGCGTGAACGCCATGATTGCAAAGTGCGCCATTACCATCTCGTTGGTCGTGTACCAGTTCCAATATACAAGATGTATGGAGTTGACACCGAAGAAGTAGAAGAACGGTATGCGATACTTCCAACACAGCCAGAAGAAGCGTGACGCAAGAATTATAACCATTGGCAGTATATAGACCATGATATAGATGAACGCATAGCACGCATAGTTCGCCTTGTGTACCTCAAACATCTCCTTTGGATTGCGGCTAAAGTCAAACACACCGTACATGTGCGCCGTCATTATGAGTATTGGAACCCACTTGCAGAACCAGCGGAAGAACCGCAGTATTCTGCGTGAATACTGATTGCCGGACTCTGCCAGCAAAGACATAATCTCCGATATGTCCTTACCCTTCACAAGAGCAAGAAACATCCTTTTATCATCATCGTTCATATTGATTTTATTTAGTTTAATATAACGTTGATTAGTTTTATTTGATGCAAGTTAGTCATTTATTTTCAAAGTTGTTTGTTTTGTTGTCTTTATTTATGTTTATTTAAACTCCGTAAAAACCGCAAGTCCTTACTTCATGGGTAGTTCCTTAAACTCCTTGCCTATCCATCACGGACGGGCAAGGCTCCTGAAAACAAATCACCTTAAACTAAAAACTAATAACTAACCAATCTACATATTATCTCTTTCTGTGTATCAGCCAAAGCAGCAGTGAGATTAAACATAGTACCACCGCTCCGACCGCTATCTTGCCTACGAACATCTGCGTCCGCTCCCACCATGTCGCCTTACGCTCAACTGGCACCGGCACTGGAATTGAGTCCGCTCGCAGGATAGACTTGTATATCGTGTCCGTCTTCACGCTCACTCTGTCACGCCATTTGAATACGTTCTTTGTCTTGTATATTGTATCACCTATCATGTAGCTCTCGACATAGATAGAGTCATGTACGCGGAACGTATCTGCTTTGTAGTTGGTCTTGTACAGCGTGTCCGTCTTGTTAATCACTCGCTCCAACACAACAGGTTTTGGAGTTGTGCAGCTCGTCATAACAAGCAGGAGCAGATGCAGCATAGAGCCGACGATGATAGTGAAGCCGTAGCGGCAAATGTCATCCCACTCAATGCCCGGTAGCTTATACCGCTTCCATTGATACACCTCTCGCAGCACCATTACGGGCAGCGCGAGAACGCCTACGAATATAGACGCAATAAACCATCCGATAGCACCTTGTCTGTTTCGCTTGTTCTCGTCGTAGCCTTCATCGACTACACCGAGCTTGTCTGCCTTGTAGAAAATAAAGAGCGTTGTCGCTCCCAATATGATGCAGTTCAGTAACATCAGAATTTCTCTTATATCCATATCCGTTAATTTTTATTGTTATCCATTGCTTCCTCTACCGCCTCGCCGATGTCTGCGTTCTTCCTCTTGATGAGAGCGATAATAAGGCGTTTTATAGAGAACGTGTTTTTAATTCCGTGCAGTGCACATACGTGTCCTACGATGCTGTCTATCTCCCAGATGCACCCGAAGCCCAAACCGATAGCCGCTGTTGTTACGTGGTTTGCCCAGCCCAGCGGTTCGAAGATAGCCAAGCCGAGCACCGAGCCGAGTATGAGATACGTAACGTAGTCCACCGCCTTGTTGCACGTTCTTCTGCCTGCTCTCGAAAAACGGAAGTGCTCATGCTTTTTTAGGCTCTCCGACACACCAAACCAAAAATCGGCGACGATGAGAACGACAATAAGAACGAGCATCCAACGTAAATCAAACAGGGCGGTAAGTGCCTCTGTGCTCATAGTGCCGACCACGAAAGCCTTGCCTGTACTTGTAGTGATATTTCCTGCCATTTCCTTTGTGTTTTGTGGTTACTCGATTGTGATATAAATCTGTTCTCCTCTCTCGTCAGCCGCTTTCAGCTTCGCGTACACCTTGCGGAACGTCGCCGTGGAGTTAAGCACCTGACCGACCGCCTTGTTCTCGCCTACGAGGATGCAGCCCTCCGTGTCCTTTGCTGTGTTGCCGATGTGTATCAGCACGCCCTGGTAGCCAGGCGTATTGCACAGTCGCGGTAGTCTGCCCTTGCAGAACTGATACTGCGGTCTACCACCGAAGCGAGGCGATACCGTCTTCATGTCGACGAGGTATCTGCCCGTCGGTATGGCGGTCTCGCCCTTAATCTTAACTCCGCATATCTGCGCAACCGACATGTTAGAAGTCAGTCCTCTATCCTTATCCTCGAGCGTGTCGCAGACATACTCGCCGTTGACGTACATCTTACCTATTGTGTACGCATCCTTTCTTGCTATTCGTTTTACTTTTACTTCCATGTTTATAGATTTAAATGAATAATGTTGTTACGATGTTGAGTATTGTCATCATGCTACACCTCTATCTTCAACTGCGCAAAGCGCGTTATGTTAGTATTTTATTTTACCTCGCTGTTATCAGACAAACTCTGCTTCTCAAAGCCCTCTTCCATCTTCTTCTGCCAAGCGTAATATTCCTCCTGCGTTGCCTCTCGCCAGTTGTCGGCAGAGTCATTGTCCGCAAGATAAAGCGTTATGGCAAATGCCCTGCCACTCTCATTCTCGATATTCTTCTGCGTGAAGTACTTTCCTTCTGATGCTGTAATCTTTCTCATTGTATTATATTTTTAATTTATAATTCTAAAATCTAAACTATGCTATAGTATATCCCTTTGCCGTGAGCTGCGCTATTCCATCCTCACCGAGTACTGCCTTAGCGTTTGCGTGGAGTTTTATTGTTATCACTCCCATGCCGTTTGCCTTGCGGTCGTAGAGGGTAAGGAGGGATTTTACGCTGTCATCCCACGCGCTTATTTTTGAGAAATCAAGTGTTGCACACTTATCTTTCACCTTGCCAAAGTTCTCGCCGAGAGTAAGATGCTTCAACTTTGATTCAAACATAGTCGTGAAAGCCTCAACTGAACTTAAATCCCATGTACTTAAATCTAAACTTTTAAAAAAAGTGTTTAAAAACACCGACGCCATGTTCTTAATATTTTTGGTATCCCAGCCTTTTACATTTATATCTTCAAGAGAAGTACCCCAAAAAGTAAAATTAAGATATTCACATTTTGAAGTGTCCCAACCACTTACATTTATAGATTTTAATTTTTCGCACTTGCAGAAACTCGGAAGTGTTTTTGCCTGCGAGGTATCTATATCACTTGCGTCAAATTCACTGATAGAAGAATTATTAAGCATAGATGCAAAACTTTTTAACCCATGCAGTTTAGCTTTGCAGAATATAAGGCTTCTATATTTTGAGACTTTTTGGTTTCCACCAAAGACAAAGTGGAATTTGCACTCCGTTTTAGGATGGAATGTTACCCTTTTCATAGCTGGTATTAATTTTTCTTTACCATCAATAAATATATAAGTATCTTCATACGACAACAATGATATGTAATTCTCATCCTCAATTTTCTCGCTTACCTCATCCACCTTTTTGTTTATCTTCGCCAACTGTGAGCACATATTAGCCGTACTTCCGTCCCTCACCACCTTCATCGTCAAGTCGGCAGACAAAACTTTATAAGATACCACAATCTTGATAGCCGATGCCGTAGTGAAGTTTGACACAAAGCGGCAATATCCGTCCTTGGGCAGCTCTGCGTTCGCATTGAGGATAGTCATAGGCTGATATGCTCCGACCGTAGTGGTATAGACACTTGGCAAGGATGATACGTTATTCCCGTCTTGGTCTGTAATGGTCGTGATTGATGATGAATAGTCGTATGTATATGTGTAGGTCTTGCCGTTGTATGTAGCCTTTGCGGTCAGCACACGTCCGCTTTCGTCATACATATAGGCATAGTCAATGGCTCTTGTTTCCACCTTGTCTATATACTCCGCAAACACGCATACGTCAGACGATGTTTCACCAGGATTAAAAAGATAGATATTACCAAGTTCTGCCGTAAATTCCGCAATAGCCCAACCCTGCTTGCTCACCTTCACTCCGTCAGCAGAGATAGCCACATTGTTCTCCTTTGCCGTTAGCGTGATATTTGGTTTGTCAGAATATATGCCCATGCTCTCCTTGATACGGGCAATATCCGACTTCGTATTACTCGCCTCCTCCTGATCCATCAGGTCGAGAGTCTTCACCTCACCCGTCCTGTCCGTCACCGTCAGCACATTGCCTCTCAGCTCTGCGTTCACCCTCTCTGCTTCTGTAGTCGCAACCATAGCTTTCTTGGCTGTCTCCGTTGCCACGGCTGCTGCATCAGTGGCGGTTTTGATAGCAGAGGACGTATTAGATATTGCTTCGGACACACGTTTTTCGCGCTCGGCATCAGCCCTTTCTCGCGCTGTTTCCTGACGTATGCGCTCGGTTTCCGACTCCTGGCGTACGCCCTCCTCGCGGCTACGTGTAGACTCCGCTTCCGCACGCTGTCTTTCGGCTTCGGCACGCTCTTCTTCTGCGGCGTTTGTCTTGTCAATCGCAGCGTTGGCGGCTTTTACGGCTTCGTCTGCCTTGCCGACCGCAGCGTTGGCAGACTCCGAAAGCTCCGTGAAAGCAACAGTTCTCTGTTCCTCGGCTGCTACACGTGCTTCTTCGTTGGCTTTTCGTGCTTCTTCGTTGGCTACACGCTGCTTTTCGCTCTCCGCACGCTGTTCTTCGGCTGTCTGACGTGCCACCTCTGCTTCCGCACGCTGTTCTTCCATGCTTTGGCGAAGCGACTCGTTTTCGACACGCACATCCTCGCTCGCCTTGACAGCTGCTTCCGTTTCCCTTACCGCAGCAATGGCAGCGTCGGCATGGGCAATAAGCTCAATGATAGTTGCTCGCGAGGACACTGGCGGAAGGACAACGAGTGCGGTATCTACGGCAAAGCCCTCAATCTTCACATCCATGCAACCCTTGGAGGTATCGCTTCCGTTATCGCCCTCGATGTCGGTGTCACCCTCGGCTGTGTTGTCCTCAAACACGGTATCGCTGCTTGCGTTATTGTCCACGATGGCAAACTGCGAGTATTCGTAGCTTCGCCAGTTAGCACCCTCCAGCTTACCCGTCACCTCCAAGGCGTATGTGCCTAATGACAGTGCCGTGCCGTCAACGTCAGCCAAAAGCACATCGTCCGACTCCTTGTCGATGGTGTAGGGGAGTGCGGTACGCTTGTACTTGCTAACGACATGTACCGCGATGTCGGTGCAGTCAGACAACGGGAACGATACCTGTTCGCCGTTGACTATCTTCTTTACTGGAATGCGCAATGTGAAATCATTGCCTCTTACTATCTTCTTCATATTATTTTGTGTTCTATTGTTGTACTTTATATTTAACCATAAATATTTCCATTCCATTTTACGGCGGTTAAGCGGTTGGGATTAACACCACTCGTAGAATTGCCAAAAGCCGTCGTAACCTCGCAAGTCGCGATAAGTCTTTCATCTGAGGAAATTTCATTGACTTTTAAGATTCCAGTTGAGGTCGTTGTTCCTCTTTTGTTTATTGTACCTCCTCCATGTACAACGAATGTAACGTTTGCCCTATTCTTTATTATTAGTGTTTGTCCAACATATTGTAACGCTTCGTCAGTCGACACACCATGAGAGTTATACAAAGTATCTTTAGGGTTATAGAATGGCAGTATAAGGTCAATCTGACCGGTTTTAAAGTAATTAAAGAAATCGCCTTGAAACTCCACGAACGAACCCGTATTAGTAAAGTCGAATAATACAACGCTTAAGGAAGCTACGGGTATTCGGTATTGGTCAATGTTCTCAGGTGTAATAATGATTTTCTTCTTTTTAACAAAACCACTAAACAGACCTGCGCCAACCTCAAGCAATCCCTTCTCGTTCACACTCGCCGTCACCTCGCCACTATTGTTCTTAATCTTGAACTTGTCCGCCGTTGCCGTTATCTTGCCGTTCTCGATGTCGATGCCCGTAGATTTTAAGTTGGACTCCAACTTGCCTGCCTCCGTCTTGTCGTAAGCCGAAAGGCTCCAACCACCGTATTCTGTACCCTCCATGAGCATCGGGCGACACAGATTGATAGTACCGTTCTTGCGAATAGCTGTTTCTATCATTAGCCTTGAGCAACCACTGGGCACTGTTATTTGGGACGTGTATAGTGCCCAGTCACCAACAATATTGGGATAGTTTTTCGATTCAACAAGTGCACCTGCGACACCATTATCGAAGCGTTTGATTGTGTAATACGCACCGCTATCTGTTGCCCTTATGACCTTCACCCAAACACTGAAGATGTATTTTTTGCCAGGTGTTACACGCACATCCTTGAAGTATAGACCAGTCCATGTGTTCGCAGTCGCTCCCGACGCATTGAATACTGCGTAGTTTGAACCTCCAACACCGCCACCGTTTACTATATTCACTGCCTGCGAGAGACCGGCAGCAATCTTTACGATGTCATCCCATGGACGTAGGGCAGAGCCGACGATGCAGTTCTTCAAGTTCGTGGTCGTTTCAACCTGTAGCGAGATTTTTTCAGTTGACTGCTCAATCTTTGATATTTTATCACCCATCACAGTTTGCTGTTTGGTAAGCGCGGTGATATTATTTGCTGTCTGTGTGATTTGCGAGCCCATCTTCGTTATCTGTCCGTCCACCTCGCTCTTGTTTCTGTTGACCGTTGTTCTGAGTCCGTCCACAGACATTACAAGTTCCGCAAACGACTGCGTACTTTCTATCTCGCCGTTTGCATTGCGCGTCACGAATCTGAACTTGTCGGCAATGGCGAACATCTCCTGACGCGACAGGACAAATACATCCCTGTTCTCTAACGAGTAGCTATCTACGCCATAGTACATCTTGAATGATGGCGCATCAGCTCCGTATGCCGACAGAACAACGACCGACTGACGAGCAGTGTCTGAGACATTACCCATCTGCACAAGTTCATCACCTGCCTGCGGAATATCGCTACCCGTGTCGCAAAAATCGGCAAGCACATCAATAAAATCTGCGCCTACCTTGTACACCTTGCGCCAGTAGTATCTGTTCTTCACGTTCTCATTAACGCCCTTCTTGACGTTGAACGTCTGGCAGCGTACGAGGTCGCCCACGGCAAACTGGTTTTCTATCTCCTCGTCGCCCTTTTTCTGCGAGAAATAGCAGCGATAAACGTCGTAACGCAGAGCGGAGCCGTTGTATTCGGGAAGAACCGTGCCCTTCGCGAAATAGACCACATTGCTAACCTTCATGGCAGCAGGCGACAGAACAATTTCACCGCCGACGCTTTGAAGTTCTCGTATCACGAGTTTCACGAACTCCGCAGCCTTGCGCACAAGCAGGCGGTCTACCTCCAAGTAGCTATCGCCACTTCCGTTGTAATCGCCAAGTTTAAAACCAGAGCCGAGCGCACCCGAACGGAATGCAGCCGACACAACCTCTTTGAGAGTTGCGATGCCGTCAGAGGAGATGCCGAGAGGGTTGTCTACAGCTTTCGCTCCGAATTTCAAACCTTTGACAAAACGAATGATTCCTTGTGCAATATCGTCTTCGGTCTTAGAGAGAAAATTGTTTCGTGTTCTACGTGCAGAATAAACATTGCTATCAGTTTCTGGTGTAACATCATTTTCCCCTATAACATACACACCACTACCTCCGTTTGCATCCGCTACTTGCTTTCCGCTGACAGTTATTGACTCAACCTTGTCTTCAAGTTGTCCAAGCCTACTGTACGAGGCTTTTTCTCCTATGATATAAGTCGGACTATCGTATGGTATATCAAGCTTTATCTCCATTCCTATAATGCGAGAATTGCGATAATGTTTACCATTTGCGTCAGTATCGGCAAACATGGGATTTATCAGCTTCACCTGTTCACCGAGGGGTTGATAGTCGTATGTTCCATTGTTATAGAACTTTTCCCCATCCATTACACACGTAAAATTGGAATTGTCTATCATAGACTTCTTGTAGTAAGTCTTTGCTCTTTCAAACAAGGCTTCTCTCGCATCTTGTATAAGGTTTGTTTCTGTTATCTTGGTCGCGTCCCAATTATACAGAAAAAACTTATCATTAACTTTAGGGCATAGTGTGGTGTCTGGAAGTTTTCGCCCATAGTTGTCATTGGCAACAACCTCAAAGTAGTTAACACCATCGAGTATCTTAAAGCTAATCTCAAACTCCATTCCAATCAACGCACCACTCTCAAACTTTACCATAAGAGTAAGATTGTGTTTAATCCAACTCTGTTTAAATGATGTCGCAAATGAATCGGAAGAAGTTACTTGCCAAAAAGTTTCTGTTGTTGTCGTTCCATCGTTATTCTTTGCAGTTTTATCATATGTCTTTATATTGCTGATGGTACAACTTACCTTTGGGTATTCATCATCAAACACTACAACACCCTCAATTGCCTGCCCATCATTTTTTACAACATTAGTATTTTCAATGTATCCGTCTTTTGAATAGAACCCCTCAGAATCTTCTTTTTTGTTAGGCAACATCAGATAATCTGTCGCCGCCCCATCTGTGGTAATATCTTTTTCTGCACCAGTGAAGTAACCGCTAGGTATGTTCTTGTCAGAGCCAAAAGCGTACAAACGGGTTATGTAATCTGATTTTGAGTCTGATTGTGACATTGACAGCATATTTACCCCCTGCTCAAAGACAGTCTGCCCAGTCATTTCGCAATAGCCAAGGTAAATCACACTACCGTCTATCCACCACTCGCATTCAAGGGATTCTGCAATAGTATTGAGGGCTTCTATTATGCTGATTGAGTTGTACTCTACCAAGAAGCGCTTTTCAGCATCGAACACAGACTTATTGTATGTCGTGTAATCAACGACGATATCTTTTCCATTATATTTATAGCCAAGAGCCTTTAAGTTGCTTAAAACAACGTTGAGGTGCGCCGAGACATGTGCTGTAAGCTTGAATGAAGTTTCATTGGCTCCATGCTGAGGACGGTACTTGCAAATTTTGTTCTTCCATGCCATGTAGTAAGCATCCATCTGCATCTCGTAGTCATAGCCGTCTGTCGTGCTATTGTATTTCGGAAAGTACGCTGATGTTAGAACAAACAAACCAAAGTCTGGAATCTCTACAGAATCTCCAATCTCAAAATAGACTGGATTTTCCGTAGAGAACTTTAACTTTATGTAGTGGTTCTCCATGAGCTGTCTTGACATCACTGAACCTTCACACAAATCTTCTATTGTGAAGAAAGTTTGGCCGTTTCTATAAACCTGTATCATACGCTATATTTGCTATTTTCACCTCTGTCGCTTGGGTCGGGCTCGTTTAGTTTTAGACTAAACTTTGCCATCTGGCGATTGAACTGACTAAATTGTGTACAAGATAAGTAAGTACATCTATACCATACATTCGGCAGGAATGACGTGTGAATAATCAATTCGCCGGTGGACAAGACTTCTTTGCAGAACTTGTAATAATTCGACAGGAATGTCTTTTCATCTTTCGCATGAATATTGAAGCCTATCGTAACATCTCGCTCATCAAGGCATGGATTGTGCTTGATTACATGTTTACCATTCTTAGAGCGATATTTATTACTGATAAACTCCTTGTTTGGAGCTGGTGTCATTAATGCACTAATTGCTGTGTCATCCATAAAGATGCCGTATTCAGTGTAAGCATTTTTCCCGTTTATGTATAGTTGTTCTTTAATCATCATATTTCCTTTAGTCTCTTATTTATGTCATCAATCTTTGAACCAAACTCGCTATACGTGAGTTTGGTATACTTTACCATATCCTCTAGATAGCTGTTTGTCATTATCATCATGTTTCGTATCTCTACCACAGCACCATTGGTTGATATTCCAGTTGATATTATCGTTTCCATCTGCGCAACAGCGGTAATCATGCTTGCCGATATGCTTTCTCCTGCTATCTGTAATGCAGTAAACCGGCCATTTAATTCTTCTGCCGTTTCTTGCCCCATTGACTGCCACCCTCCGCTTGTTGCCTCCTGTGAAGATGTGCCAGTGTATCCTGTTATTTTTGCTGCTTCGTCTCGGAATTTTATGCCTTTATCGACTATCCCATTCCATTTATTGGTTAGATAGTCAACCTCTGTTTCTGAAAGACCGTCTTTAGCAAGTTCAGACCATTCATCATAGAACTCCTTCAAATCCTTATCAAGGAGGTCTCCAATTTTAGCATTAAGCACAGACCTCATAAGGTATTTAGAGAAATCATCTGAAAAGTCTTCTGCGTCCTTATCCATATCCATCAATGCATCAAAGAAGTTGCTCTTCATATCATCAAACGATATTTGAGTGTATTTCTCGCTCATTTGTTCACTGAGTTCATCGATGGCATCTGCATAATTATCAATGTAATCTTGTATCATGCTTGGCAACTTATCCGAGCGACCACCCTTGCCTCCTTCTTTTCGATATTCATTGAGAATCGACATAAACAAATCTTTGTCTGTGTCGCGGATCTTTTTCATCTCTTCTGGAGATAGAGAAAGGAAATCCTTGCTACTTTTTACAGTCTTGCCAAGGATTTTTGACACTTTCTCCATGTCTTTTTTCCAAGTTTTATTGTCGTTAACAGAAGAATGGAGGGAAGAACGCCAAGTGCCATGCTTGTTCGCCTCTGCCTTCATGGCGTCTGATGCGTTTTTCTTTTGTGCATTTATAAGCTCTACGGCATCCTTATATACCTCTTGTGCTCCCGTTATGGAATTTGTACCCTGCAGTGTATCATTCAGTTCTTCAAGACATGAGGCAAGTACGTCATTCTTTTGATTAAGCTCATCTATCTTATCCTGCATTTTTGCTGTATTGTCTGCGCCGATTCCTAAGACATTTGAAAACCCTTGTAAGGCAGAAATCCCCTTTGTTAAAGCTCCAATGTAGTTGCCGCTCTCAAAGTCTGCAACAGCACCAGCGGAGTCATTTAAAGCTGATAGACCTTGACCAATTTTAGCAGATGCTTCATCCATGCCAAGGCTGGAGAAAAGTTCTGGTAGCTGGTCTATACCACGTTTGGATATAAACTCCTGCGCATCAGAAAACCAATCAGCTATTTGAGCCGTGGTTGATTTCTTTGCTGCGTCCTCTTTGTCCTTCGCTTCTATAGTGGCTTTAGCGGTCTTTTCTCGTGCTTTAGCCAGCTTCCCTTCAAGCACAGCAAGGTTTGTCAGAATGGGTAACATTTCCTTGTACTCCTTGGTAGACTTGTCTATGCTCGCCTTGTCTATATTAGCTTGTATGCCTGTGGTATCATCTCCGATAGCGCGCACTCCAAGGTCTGCTGCCTTGTGGTTTGCCTGCTTTAAAGCTTTCTCATATTGTTTTTCAATGTCTGCTTCTTGCAATTTGGCTGAATTGAGGGCTTCTTGCGCTTCTTTAGCTTCATTGATACGACGTATGTTTTCCTGCTGCTTCGTACCTATAAAGTCGAATATTCCTCCCTGCTTGCTTATCTCGGCATTGATATCGTTGATTTTCTCCTGTACCTTGGATATATCAGAGACATCAGTTAACTTACCACTTTTTAATAATGACTGTAGCTGTGCACGCAAGGAAACGAGATACTCCTTTGTGTGAGATGAGAGGTCAGCGAAGACATTCTCCCAGTCTATTTGTTCAAACACATCGCTTGTATCTAGTTTCTTCAGCTCGTTGTCGCGCTGGTTTGCAAGTGATGCCTTTTGATAAACATTTTCGGCTTTGGCTATCTTATCCGCGTACTCTTGCGTGATTGCGAGTTTCTGCTGCTGAACGCTACCATACTCCTTAAGGTATTCATAGAGGTCATTTTGCTCTTTATCTGATGCTTCCTTGTTGACTTCTCTAATCTTCTGTTCTTTATCAAGGTTAGCAAGGTACTTCGCATCACTAAGTGCCTTTGACTGTTCTTTAGTGAGGGTTCCTGACTTACCTGCTTCCTTGTTTTTCTTCTTGAACTCTACCTCTTGCTTTTTAATTTCTGCTATACGTTTCTTGTAGTCATTGTCTATCTCCTTTAGCTTCTTTTCTGTACCATCTCGCATAATGGAGATTTCATCGTCCGTATTCTTCTGGATAAGCTCCTTTAAAGCATTGCTCAACTCTTCCTGCGCTTTTCTCTGTTCCTCCGCTCTTTTTTTTGCATTGGTTATCGTTTTGTTTGCCTTGCTCGCAGCCTCAGATATGCTTCCCCAATACTTTTCGTATTCTTTCTTCTTGGCATCGAGGTCTTCCTTGGCATTCTCCCAATCTTTGTTAGACCCCTTTCTTGCCTCTTTCTCTGCCTTTACAGCCGCTTGATAGTTAATCTTTGCTCGCTTCTTGGCAGCTGCATATGACTCATCCTTGTTTTCTTCTTCGTATTTACCAGTGACATAATTAAAATGACCCTTCGCCTTGTCGGTCTCGTCCTGCAACTGCTTCATCTTGAACTGTATCTCAACGGGTATGGTAAACGTACCCTGCTTCCACGCTGTATCCTTCCATCTCTTGATATCTCCAAGTAGCTCCTGGTATTTATCAAGTGCCTTTTTCTTGTCTGCTGTGAATTGGATAGGATGCTCTTCCTGCTCTTTCTTAAGTTCATATATTTTCTTCTCCAATTCTGTAATAACCCTTTCAGATTCGCCTCCGTCGAACGGTATCTTTGTGGGATTCCCTTCAATATCATTCTTCATTGCAAGAGCGAACTTGGAGAGGTAGCCCAGTTCTTCCTTGCTCTGTTTGTATTCGTCCTCGGCAAGTTTGACATCTATCTGTGTAGGCTTTTCCAGTTCATCCTTCGCTTTTTGTATTTTGTCAAGTTCGCCTTGTATCTTTCCCATGTACTCTAAGATGGCGTCGTTTAACTTTTCGTCTTTATTAAATGACCAGGGAGCTTCGATGCCATAGTTATCCTTTAAGCCTTGCACAGCAGCACGTCTTGCGGAGCCTGCTGCAGCAGACGCAGAATTATCTTGCAAGGCCTTTGCATATTCTTGTAGTTGTTTTATCTGTGCCTTTAACCCTTCCTCACGTTCTTTGCCGGTCATTTCATTCAGTTGCTTGTTGAAATTAGTCAAATCGGTGTCTTCGAGTTTTTTTACGCTGTCATAAACCTTAGTAAGGTCGGGGGCTATAGCCCCCAGTTCGTCAAAGGCAAGTTGTTTATCCAGGCTAGTAGTATCAGCACCTTGGATAATTTGAACTAACTCTTTAATCTTTTGCTTGCGGTCTTCTGCTTTCTTGTTAAATTCATCTATACTTTTATTCCAAGCATTTTGCGCTATCTCCGCTGATGAAGCCGCCGTTGAAAACTTGTATACAGTATATACGAGACTTGTAATAGCGGCAGCCATAAGTACGTATGGGTTTAACAGCGTTGCGGCTGCAGTTTCCTTTAATGCCGTTGTGAGTCCTTGTTGTGCTAATGTCAGGAATTTTGTTCGTGCTGCCGCAACTGCCTCTGCGTTTGATAAATCTATGCCGGCGGCTGCTGCGAGTGTTTTTTCAATAACCGCCTGCTGCAGTATGCGGTTGTTTAGCACTTGAAGAGCACTAACAGCCATGAGAACGGCTTTGTATGTGCCGTATGCCGTTGCCGCTACCATCACTACCTCGCCAACCTTGCGCCAGTTTTCTACGATTGTAGACACCACATCAAGTCCTGTATTGATGATGCCTTCTTGTGACCTGCCAAGCTCATTGAACATTTGCTCAATTGCGTCCTCGATATTGCTTATCTGACCCGTGATAGTTTTAGACTGCGCTTCCATCATGCCGCCAAACTTACTTCCTTCTGATGTCATGCTCTGCATAGCCTTAATGAATATATCACTTGTCACCTTGCCGGCTGTAAGCTGCTCTTTGACTTCGGCAATTGCATTATTGACATCAAGACCCATAACCTTAGCCAATTCATCGGCGATAGGAATACCTCGGTTGAGGAATTGGTACAAGTCCATTGTGTCCATCTTGCCTTTTGCTATGGTGGTTCCATATAACATTACCATTTCAGATAAGCTTACTCCCATACCAGCTGCAACATCACCGAGTCTTATAAGTGTATCATTGACATCTTTTGCAGCCACATTAAAGGCTAACAACTGTTTAGCTCCTTCGGTAACATCCTCTACGCCAAATGGTGTTATGGCTGCAGTGTGTATCAGTTGTTGCATTAGGTCTTTGGCTTTCTCCTCGCTTTGGAGCATGGTTTTAAATGCCATTTCCGTCTGTTGAAACTGGCCTCTTACCTGCATCATTTGATTTACAAACTTTCCAATACTCCATCCACCAATAGCTATGTTTGCGGTGTTCTGTATTTTGTTTATTATATCATCGATGCTCTTACCCTCAGACTCTACTGTCGCCGCTGTCTTATGAACGGCGTTCTGGATATCCTGGAACCCTGAAACAACTTTTCCTGTTTCTATGACAGCATCAAATTTTAAACTTGGCATAGTGTTCTAAATTTCTTTGATTTCAGGGTCTTACCCCCGTGATTTTTGTGACCAGTGTTCTAAATAGGAAATAATTCCGTGTGCGTGCGCGTGAGAGGTCGGTTATTCGGGATTGAGTTCACTTTCCATCGCCGCCATCATTACTGATTCTCTGTCGTTTCCGTTGATGTAATCTCCGCTTTGCTGTGGTATTCCGCATTTCTTTGCTTCTTCTTCGGACAGATAGATTGATGTTATCTTGTCTTTAAGCATAAGAGTAAGATTGTTGTATGATATTCCCCATACTACATAGTCGTAAGACCATCCGTATCGCTCGCAAGCCACATCAATCATGGAACCCCATATCGTTTTGCCTCCAAACACATACTGACTCTTTGTGTCTTTTGCTGCGCTTACCTCTGACATTCTTTCTGTTTCCTTGTCTATTCCGGTCATACTAACAATGTTCTCTAGGCTGCTTTCGTTCAGTATGACTACAAGAAGTGTTGTAAGGTCTTCGTCGTCCGTTATTCTGTTTAGATATCCACTCATTTTCTCCATCCATTCTATGTCTAATAGATCTTCTCTTTTGTCTGTAATGTGATATGCGAGTAGTTTACAGCATTCCTTTCTTTTTGCTTTGACTACTCGCATTATCTCTAAAAATGGATTGATGGATAGGTTGTCCTTGTTTATGCCGAGCGAATCTAATATTTGGGAAATAAGATACATCTTTCCTAATGTCGGGGGATAGACGCAAAGGCGTTTCTCGCCTATCGTGAAATAGATAGGTGTATCTGTTAATACGTTTGCTATGATGGTTCCTAATTCTTTCATGTGCCCAAGACAGGATTCGAACCTGCGACTCTCAACCGCTTTATGGTCTGCGGATTTAAACAATGGCTAACTTTAGACCATGCTCTTCCAACTGAGCTACTTGGGCTTATGCCGACTGACTACCCTCAATCGGCGAAGGGAGAGACACATTATACGCTTGTGTAAGTTTCCTCAATCTCTGTAGGTGGGGTTTCGCCTGCTTGTGGAGTGCTAAACTTCAATGCGTATTTACCACCTGTACCCTTTGTAGCTTTTATTACGCGCCATCGGTAAGCACAATACACATCCTCGTTTTTCTTGTTTGTTGTTTTAGCTACTACATCACCATCAGGGATGAGAGCAGAATGCGTGTATGTGATCAATGCACCATCTGCCGTAGTAAAGGCTTCCTCTGCACCCACGGTTGTATTGCCCATATACACACCAGGCAATTCTGGATCTTCAGGTTGAATAGCGAGACGATAGTTTCCTTCTACAACGCCGTCTATGGTCTTAAATGGCTGGGAGACTCCCTTTTTAATGAATAACTGATATGCAGCTTCATAGGTTGACTTCTTCGTCTTTCTATCGACTGTGCCGCCACCTTCTTCAGTCTGCGTCATTGTGTCACCTTTAGTAGGAGTAACCTGTGTTGTATCCTCTTTCGGTGTATCAAGCTTGTCCCACTCATTTTTGGCTGAGCCGACAGGCTGAATGAATATAGAGCATTTGCCCCAAGATGTTACTGACATAATTTAATCGTTTAAAGTTTTGTATTCTATTTGATTATTTATAATGTGCTCTCCGCTATCTGTTGGATAAACACGTTGATTTATTGCATGTGCAACATACTCGTCTGTTCTGAAATGTTCAAGTAGTTTCCAAGCTATTTCGCATAATTCATCTACACGAGCCGTATTCTCTTCAAACTGGCCTTCCACATCGTAGTCTTGAACATAGATGTTCACATTGACAATTGCGGTTTGGTTTTGTACTCCCTCATTTGAAAGTATGGAGATAACAATGTCTTCCTTATGCGACTTCGCAGGGCGCTTTTTCTTTGTCACCATGCCATTTGTAGCATTGTCTAATACACTGCCTTTGATATAGTGATATACGTCTGTCCTTATAGTTCCGTCTGACCTCATATCTTCCATTTGTTTATTTCCAAGATAGCAAAATCCACTGCGGTTTTTATGCGTGACTCTACTTGACCAACAGCCCATGTCTTTGTTGATGATAGCACATCCTTGCTATCTATCGCTTCGACCTCTGCTGCGTATTCCATGGCAGCTATGACTACTAGGGCATAAACACGGGAATACTCTTTTGCTAAATCTTCAATCAGCTTCTTTCCTTTAGCTGTTCCGGCTACACCTGAAAGCACCTGTGAAAAGGCTGATGACAAAAATTTCTTACCGTGGTCGTATACTGAGTAGCCTATTGAACTTCGCAGGTTGCCTGTATGGTCTATCCAGCTCTCCCTTGAAGAACGATTCCTAATTTTAACGACACATTCTTCTCCAAGCTTGCATAATGCGTTTAGTATTGCAGATTGCAAATACGATGCTGCCCGAAACAGGAACTCTTTTACCGAGTTTTCTGGTGTTACTATCCTTATACCCATAATTTGCATTGAAGTTGGTACCGATGAAATCCCTTAACCTTTAGGATTACTTCTTCCTCGCCCAAGACTAAAAGTCGCACAAAATCTCCGTAGTTAAACTTTTTTACACATACCGGTATATTGTATACTGTATATGAGTAAAAATCAATAGATCCGTCTGGGATAGCTATCTTGTTCGCTTCTCCTGCTGGCACAACATCGCATGAACAGCAGTATTCCCACTTGATTTTTCCGGGGTGATAGTCGCCATTCACATCGGTATAACCTTCTGTCTTGGTTTGACGATAAAGCTTAGAGGCGTTGAAATTTAGTAAACTCATCAACAATTTATATAAACTGTGGGTACTGGTCTTGTTGGAATCTCGCTTTCCCCTATTTCTTTGTATAGACCATTTGCTTTTAGCGTTATGGCTTGACGCTGGTCTTCGGTAAGAGAACCTATAGACTTATCCGACTCAGAGAAATTGACTGCCTGAACTAGTGACATTAGGCAATCGGCAAGCGCACCTTTGTACGCTTCGCTCTTAGATGACTCGTAGTCGAAATCATCAAAAACGTCCAAATTACGCTTGATACACACGTTCTCTATATACCCGAATGGAATTGGTATGTGTATTTCATCGATTAACGCTTGCCCGATTGTCTTCATGTCTTTAAGTTGTTGGTGTCACATTTGTTTTAAACTGTCCTTTCTTTACTGGTGGAAGCTCATTGTATGCTTCTACAATGTCAGCATCTGAGGCATCAGAAGATAAGCTTGCTCCAAGTGCATTCAGACCAGTAATTGCTTCATTCTTCTTATAGGTTTTGTCGCCTATTGTTACTTTCTCGTCTGATGCGTCTTCTGCTTCCTTGTCTTTGTTTACCTCGACATGCCGGTCTTCGACTGTAACGTCAATCTGATATATTGTATCAACGTCTTCAATCACAGGTAGACAGTAAGCCTGAATTGCTGTTGTCTCCATTAGTGGGTCGGTTGTAGAATACTGAGATATGAGCTTATAATCAATCTGTTGATAAACAACACCATTGACACGGTTAGTGGCTTCTGCTACCTGGCCATAAACGAGAGCTCCAATCATCTGATTACATACACCGATAACCATGTTCTTATTCCAAGGCTTAACACTTCGGCGTACACCATCCTCTTCAAGACGAACAGTTCGGTTGATAATTCGGAATGTAACACCTGTTTCATCAGCAAATGCTTCTTGGAACTTACTTGATGTAGGAGTTGGCAACTTGGTTGTTGAATCATATGTCTGACCATTGTATGTGGCTACAAGCTCCTTGGCTGAATCGGTCTTCTTGAGTGCGTCAAATGTGGTTTTTGCTATCCAGAACTGGATAATTGAATTTCCATCATTTGAAGCTCGCTCTATTGCAGCCTTCAAGTCGTCAACTGTTAGACCTACACTTTTATTAGCAATACCGAGCTTGTTGTCTTCAAGATAGTTGTAGCGAATGCGTAACAGCTCTTTTGGATTGTCGTCGTCACGAACGGCAACAAATCCGTTTGAAAGGCCATATAGGAGTGCGTACTCATTACGCTCGTCAACACCCACAGAACAAGCTACCGGGTCTTGGGCAAGCTTTCGACGTATTTCTGCTACTTGTCCACCTTGTGACTCCATGATACGAAGAGCAAGTATTTCCGACTCTTTTAGGTACTTCTTCATACCCATCTTAGGCAGCTTTCCACTCGCTACAGAGATTCTATCTCGTGATTTCAGTGGAACTGGTGAATCAATGGCTACATAATCAGCAGCTATACAGTTATTTCTTTGGAGTGCATTGATTTGCAAGGAGTTACTTCACCATCACTAAGCTCGGAGTAACAAAAGAGTAACATACTGCTCCTTTTGAGTCTATGTAATTGAGGGTAAAAGCTAAATATTCATAAACCTTGCTCCTGCTCTCAAAAAGGCGCAAAAATGCCCGACAAGACCACTCAAAAGCAACTTCAAAACAAAACACATGGTCTGCCGGGCAAAGGTGCGAAATAAGCACCTAATTAGTGAAATATGTATATCACAACATAAAACTCAATGAGGGCGACAATCGTAAATATTGCCGTTAGTGCCATGTCCTTGATGTGTTCAGTATTGTATTTTTTCATTTTTGTCGGTTTTAAATGCTTTGGAGCTTCTTTCTCCTCACCTATGGTAAATTGTAAGGCTGAGAGAAAAGAAGTGCTCCAAAGCGTACATTAATCCTTAATGATATTTAACTGGTTCAAAAGCTCTATTTGTTCTTGTCAAACATTTCCGTCATGATGTACTCCCGTGCATAGTTGGAGAGTTCGGTCATAACATTGCTGACATACTCGCACGCATTGTTGTAGTGTGCCATGAAGAAACGCAACTCGTCAGCCGAGCACCATCCGTCATTAATGACACGATGTTTTTCAACTTCTCCGATTTCATTCATTCTTGCGTTCAGTTTTGAAGCCAAGTCCATAACTTCGACTAACTCAGCGGGTAACTGATAACCCTGGTTGATGTTCTTTTTCATATTTGTTGCTTTTGGGATTTATCAATGAAAGCGGTGGCTGCGCATACTCACCAAGTTCAATATTTTTGAGTTGGCAGCCACTCGCGTAATTATCTCTATGCTATGCTAACAAGGTTTGCTTTCTTGTAGCATCTGTATGCTTGTTTCTCCGTGTCAAAGTAAGTTTGACAGGTATCATTTTGCCGAGAGGTTCCCTTGGTGGGTGGCAGGAGGTTCTCTTGGAGAGTTCCGTATGCCTCACGGATAGAGCCGTCCACCTTTTGGAAGTAGAACTTCACGATGCGCTTCTTCATCTGTGATTTCAGTTTGAGGTTCATCCACGCCTTCTTCATTGCTTCACTCATGGTTAAACCATTTTTCTTGACGAATGACCATGCAAGGTTCATCAAATCTCTCATGCTGTTTTTAAATGTTGCGCTCATAATCTGTTACTTTTAAAATTGTTATTGTTTTGTTTTGACATTGCAAACGTACGACAGGGAAATTATATACGCAAGAAAATATGCTGAAAAAGTTTCAAAAGTACATTATTTTAATAATTGTTAAGCTACAACACTCCAATGAAACATATTTTAATAAAAATAACACTATTGTATGAATTTTATATATTTCTATTTGGTAGTATTAAAGAAATGAAGTATATTTGCATCCACGCTCGTATAACATAAAAAAGATATTATGCAGATTTCAAAAGTAATAAAAGAACACGGTTTGTCAATGTCGGAAGTTGCACGGAGAATGGGTATAAGCAAAGGCACGTTATCCAATACTATATGTAACGGAAATATGTTGGTTGATACTATGCGCCGTATTGCAACCGCAGTCGGATGCAACATATCAGAGTTTTTTGCCGACGAGGACACACCAAATGAAGAACCGCCTGGGATAGCGCAGAAATCCGTTTTAACGGCTTTTATCGACTGCGATGGTAAGATGTATAGAGCAGACGATTGGAATACGTTGGAGCGACTAATTTTAAAGCTATGCCCAACAAAGGATGCTAAAGTTATTCCAACAGAACAAAACGACACGAAAACAAAAATTGTCTGCCGTACACTTAACGAGGTAAGAGAAAACATCTTCGCTTTATGCAAGGAGTATGGAGTTGAGGCTGACCGAGTTTTCCTGCCTGGCAATTTTGACAACACGAACAACATGGGTATCGCCTACGCTGTCAACGACAAAAATGTAGTGGCAGCATCACCTTATTGGAGAATGGAGGATGGACTTATAGAACTACAGGCGGATCTGCTGAAGGTTAGCAATATGATTTGTACAGCTCCGTTATCTCCTAAGAAGGATGCTGTATCAGAACTTGAAGCCGAATCTGAAGGTAGTTTCAAGGGTGAGGACGCAGGAACTGCTCACAACGAGGAAAAGCCGTCAAAAATGGCATTGCTGATAAAAGAAAGAGGACTGACTATTACCGAGGTAGCAAAAAGGATGGGAGTGTTCCCGACATCACTTTCTCGCATTATACATAATGGAACTAATAGACAATCTACATTAAAATCCATTGCTGAGGCTATCGGGTGCAATATAGAAGATTTGAAAGACTAATAAATGCTAAATATCTATTCCAATACGCATATATGCTAAATATTTAGTATATTTGCATTGTCTTTTTTATAAGACATATTCCCAGTATGATATGCCCGTGAGGGTGTTTAGCAGTTAGTAATAACGGATGGCCGCAAGGCTGTCCGTTTTGTTGTTTATGGAATTGTAGCAAATGCCAGCTTTTCAAAAAAAAGGAAGTGGCATCTCACGATGGCACCTCCTCGTATGAGGGATTATACAATGAAATGAAATACGACTAAAAAAAATCCCTCATTAGCTCTGCATCAGTCATTCCTCGCCAGTCTCTCGGATAGAACGTGTTAGCAAGTGCATCCGTGAAGTCTGGGGAACGCTTGATACGTTTCTTTATTTCTTCTTTGGGTTCAATGATGATAGACCCATTACTTTGAAATTTCCACTTTGTTTCTGTCAACTCCTCTGTCAATTTGTCGTTGGGAGGTAGAGCTGCTTTGTGTCCGTGCTTCGGGTTTAGCCAATCACGAATTGCCCAATACAGATAAGCACGCATATTGGCGAATGAGTATTGCCCAGTTTCATCATGGAGGTATTTTGTATTCTCTGAGAACTTGCAGGAATAGATGTTGTGATAGTTGAGTTCGACCAAGCGAGAAAAAACTCCTGCGCCCTCTCCTATGGTATCAATGAATGCTTTATTGCTACTTATTTGCACATACTGTTTTATCAACCCTACAACATACATGTGGTCCGCATTGCCCCCCGATTGGTGAACTATGAATTTCTGAACAAAATCTCCAAAGCGTGGACAAAGCACAGAATTGTCACGCCCCATTCCTGCGACATCAACACCAAGACGGCAAGATTCTGATGGCACGAAGCATTCTGCTTGCAATTTCTTATACCTATTGTTGGCAAGCTCTATCCACTCATAAGGTACAAGAACGTCTTGCGACACCTTGGGAAACATTCCAAGTACTTTCACACGGAATAAATCATTAGGACGATACAAGACACCATCGAACTCAAAATCCCCCTCTCCAACATCATAGTCATGCTTGGTGATTACTGATGCCCAGTTATCCACTTTGTCTTTTACCCATTCGTAGTTTACCTGACCGGGGATTTTGTCTTGCCTGCTCTTTACATTCTCTGCATTAAGAGAGTTGAGGCGAAACTTTTTGAAGCGGTCTGATTTCATTGCACGGGCTGCATAGCCTGTTGTAATATTAGGGTTGAACACAAGCAACAACCGAGAGTTGCCTTGCAAGTTGCCCTCTATTGCATTAAAGACTGTTTCGGACATTCCCGAAGCTTCAGTAACAACGAACATTGTATTCACAGCATGAAAACCCGACCATGCTTCCGTGTTGTCGTCAGATGATTTGAAGCCAGTCAAGAACCACTCCTCGAAGTCCGTTTTTATGCCAGTTGAGAGCAATCTGCCTGGCAGTATCTTCGCTCTTTTATAAAGGCGTGACACCTCCGGCATCATGATTTCTTCCACCTGTCGACTGGTCGGTGCCGTCATAGCGACTTTGGTGTTGTGTACCAATGTACCCGACTTGTCAAACTTGGGAGTGAGATACAGAAAACACAAAGAAGCGACAGCTGCCACAAAGTCCTTACCTCTGGCTGTGCCACTGGCTACGGCGGTCATGTGGTTATGCTGAACCGAAGAAAGAATGTCCTGCTGCTCTTGATCGAGCTGTGCTTTCAACACCTCCCGAGCAAACACATTCCAATCATCCCGCCATTGCTTCATCTTCTGTATCGCTTTCTCCTTATTCATCATCAAGTTCTTGCATCAATTTTTGGAAATCGTTTACTGAAACGCTCTGCTCTGTCCTCTCCACATATCCACGGTTCTTGCCCTTGGTCTTTAGGAGGAAAAACACAGCGTTCATGTCTCCTCGTGAAACTGCAGCACGCAGTTGAGACTCTGCCAAGTCAATAAAGCTCTCATTGACATTCTCAACCGCATCCCGAAATTCATCATTTTCAAGCCAGCGGTAATATGTAGTACGGCTCTTGATATTCGCTTGTCTGCAAGCCATAGAAATATTGCCCCCGACTTGATTAAAGACTGTCAGAAATTCTTTTTGTTGTTTTGTGAGTGTTTGTTTACCATTCATGTATAACTCTTATATGAGCGAATTACTACTGCTCAAAAAGGTTTCCTTGTGACAGTTTTTCAGCTTCTTTCTTCGTACAACTGATGTTCTCCTTGTATTGAGGGTGCATGGCTGCCTTGTCTGCTTCCATTGCAATCTGTTCAAAGGCTTCCTCATTTGGCATTTTGTTCGCATTGTTTATCTTTGCGGCTTCGGCATAGAAGTGGTCAAGTCCACGTCCCATTTGCTTGCCACGAAGCGTGTGCATATCAAATACATAGTCTGGCATATCGTAATGCTTGGTAGCGTTCTCTTGCCAGTAGACAGAGATAGCAAGGTCAACAAATCGTGACTTGCGTGAGTGAACCAGTTGGAGGACAGCTTGGGTGAACGGCAACTTCTCGGGCAACGACCTCTCTTTCAGTGATACAAGATAGTCGTATGTCTGCTTCAGATTGAAGATGATGGTGTTTGTAGTTGGTTCACCAAGTCCGCAGTCCTCGCAACTCATAATAAGCATGCGTTTCCACGCATAACGCTGATAGCCGCTCTCATAGAGCTCTACAGCCCAAAACATTGCTTGCTTCTCATCGCATCTTCTGATGGACTTTTGAAAAGCACTGGCGACCTCAAAGAAATTGTAGCCGTGCTTCGTTGGTTTCATTTGAAATGTGCTCATATTCAGTATGTTATATTGTTTAACTGAGGCAAACGTAGTCTGAAAAAATGAAATGCGCAAGCAATTTTCTGAAAATCAGCTTATTAGAACGGAATATTTAATCCTCGTTGGTATGGATGCTTTCGTTTTGCGATTGAGGTGTCCTTTTTCAACGTGATGCACTCCCCAAATGTTTTGCGTAGAAACATCGTGTCTTCGGCTTCTTGCTCTAAGGTGCGATAATTGGAGCATCCACCGCTATTGTGGAATGTATCTGTACCGACAATCGAAAACCTCTCGTCAATCCACATCATTCTGTGATGATATGCGTTCAGTGCCGCAATCCAATAGTCCTCTGACACGACGGCTCGCTTATCGAAATATAGCTTGCTACCTTCCAGTAGACCAATGCAGCCGTTGAGTGGTCCGGTCAATCTTATTGGCTTGAACTCATGATACCCCAAAGGGTTGCCGTTATGGTTCAGTCCAAATAAATAGCATCCTGCCAATTTCGCCATATTACCCACGAACTGAATGACATCATAAGCTTCTTCGGCTGATAGCTGTGTTTTCTCTCCGCTTTCTGTATATAGCCTGTTGATGGATTTTATATCATCGTCTATTTGAAACGAGTTAGGATAATGCTCATAGATGTACTGGCGCTTTAATGCAAGACCTTTCAAGCTATCGGGGTGGGTAAGTATGCCCATGCCTGGATTATGCTCCTCATAGGCTTGTTTTTCGCTCTCGGGAACACAAAGTATGCCATGAGTGATACAGCCTTTTGTTATCACTCTATCGGCTCTACCCATTGAGGGTATAACGATTTCTATCTTTACTGGCATCTATTTCTCCTTGTCTTTAATTTCTACAAAATCACCGAAGCCCAAGCGGGCTTTGTTTATGCAGGATGCTATCCATCCCAACAAATAGGCACTTGGCTCGCCCCCATGTTCCATACCTATTACTTTTTCAATATCGTCACAAACATGACTTGCTTCATGACAACATACATTCATTGTCATTGCTGCCTTATTTGCAAAATTGACAAAGCTGCATAGTTTATTAAATGCCTTTTCTTGAACATTTCCGAAAGTCATAGCGTCTGATCCTCTGAAATCAACTTCTAAAAACTTTCCATTATTGCCCAAAAAGCATTTATTTGCATCTTCTTGACTTAGACCTATCCCAACACATAATAGTCTTGGATAAATCACGGGGTCGTACTTGTAATATCCTCGTTTCTTCATATTATTCAATAGCCTTTTTGAAGTGTTCGACACTGATAACCATTCCCTCTCCGGTCCGTGAGTTCTTGTAGGACTTGCATTTATCTATTTTCAACGCAGTCTTGAGGTATGAAGTATCAATTTCATTTGTAGAGATAATCACAACGCAGGCATACTTCTCCGAGAACTTTGGTACTACTGGCATATCGCAGTTGTTGTTTGTAATACTGTTGAACTTTTTGGCGTAGTCTGACAGCCAAAAACTCAAATCAGAATTAGTGAAGCCAATGTCTTTTAGGAAATCGAAATTGAAATGCTCTTGCAATTTGTCGTTATCCCATCTTCCCTGGTTTTTGTTGAGGCGCACATTCAGTTCTTTCTCTTCCTTCAAGTCAAGGTTCACAAAGACGCAAGGCACCTCCGTATATCCGAGTTCTTCCTTTGCTACTGTCACCCTCTGGTGTCCTCCCACGATGATGTTCTTACGTTGTGGATTTTGGTTGATGATAACAGGCTCAGCAAAGCCGAATTTCTCAAGACTGGCCTTTATGTTCCGTCTATCTTCGGGAGTGATTCTCCGAGGGTTGTAGTCGGCAGGTATCAATTCTTCTATGTCCATGTAATGGACAACCATCCCATTTGTCGTTTTATCTTCCTTTTCCATTGTTGCACGATTTTATAATGTTCATTATATCAGACCCGACGTTAAACAAAGCGTCAATTACACTCATACAAGGCTGAAATTCCGTCTTTCCCCACTGCGTGTATATAGGATGAGCGAACTGCTGAAATTCGACTGGTACAGGCATCTTTTCAAGTTCTAAGTAATCACGACCACTGCATCCCGATATGTACTTGTCTGCCCCTACGTTTGTGAGTATGGATGCAAGAAGTTCCGTTTTTACTCCGCTTACGTTGAGGCTGCTGGCTTTTATTAAATCCACATCTATGGCGAGAGCATTAAGGATAAATTTTAACAGCCTTTCGTTGTAAAGTGACAGGTGTACGTCATAGTCCGTATATATATCCAAGAAAGAATTTCCGTACTTGCTCCAATAAGGGCATTTGCTGTAGGCTTGCTCTATGGTCTTTGCGTTCTTCTTACAGACAAACTCGTAATTGTCAGCTATCAGAACTTCAGAAATGTCGGTATGGGTGTTTGTGACCGGCACTGTAACATATCTCACTCCTGCGCTTGTATTGACTTTATTGCGGTTCTGAAAGTAGTTTTTCTCGTACCGCACATTGTCAAGAAGCACAAGTGTATCTGCCATTGCTACCTTATGAAAAAATCCAAGGTAAGACAGATGCTCTGGCTGATGTATAGTAACTATCTTCATTATGCCCAAATTTTACTTTGTAGTTGGTAGCTCCTTCCTACATCATCATTCTTTGTATGTAGAACTTCTCGGCGTATTTTACTCCGCATTCCAATCCACGTATTGAAGCCAATGCTTTAATACCGGTGCTGTTGAGTGGAGAGGGCGATTTTCTTACTTGTGTCTCATACAGACTGAAAAGCCTTATCTTGTCAGTGATATTGTCAGAAATATCGTGATACATCTTGCCGCCATTAATCAAGTCCATGCCGTCTGTGACGAATGGGTATTCATAGAGAGCAACCATTTTCGGGAAATAACCTTCACGAAGCCTTATTGAAGCCATAGCGCAATCATACATCTTGATATGGTCTTGGTGTGTACTTCTGTAGTTTATGAAAATCTCGTCGGGACGGAAGGTGTCTATTTGATAATCCAATGAAGAAATTATTTCACGACTTGGTACGGTGTCAAGCATCGCATCCATTTTAGGGAACAGCATTTCTCCTTCTGCCTCCAACTTGTGACAAACCAAATTGAACTCTGCTAATCTCGTTCCATAATCTTGACGGCTATCCATACCACCTATTGTTCCAACAACGATTTTAATGTTGGCACGTTGGTGATTTGGGAGGGTCAACGACCGCTGATGTAGGAGATAGCCACCGCATCCCAAAACCTCATCATCGGCATGTGGGGCAATTACTAATATCTTCTTCATATACGCTGTATTTAAATATATGCAAATATATAAAATATCTGATTATAAAATATCAGATAATATATTAAAAATAGTGTTTTGTACACTATCTTTGTATATACATATAAAGAATGTACTTAAATAGTACCGAATTTGGGGATAAATGTACACTCGTTTCTCACTATTTGGAGTAATGTGTAACCAATAATTCTTTTGCCTTCTGTATTTCGTTTGCTGTATTTACGCCCAAGTCATTATAAAATTTGCAGTTTCCAGTAAAACATTCGTGTGCAATTTGGAGCGTTCTTTTTTCGTCACGAGTAAAACCGATACGAAATGATTTTACGATTGACAGGGCATCCTCAAATTTGCCGTCAGCTACGAGTTGTTTGACTTGTGCGGTCTTGGTTTCGGGAGAATGACAAATACCATTCTCCCGATTTTGCAGTCAGCCAAGTTCATTTATCAAATAGTCGAACTGCTTGCTTGATGGTGAGGTAAGAAGTTTATAATAACGCTTGCCGTCTTCCTCCTTGATGAAGCGATGCCAAGGAGCAACAGCCACGATTTTATTCTCTTTATAGCCGACCATAACACCGCAGTCAAGGTCTGCCTTGTTCTGCTTGATACAAGTTTTGTCAATGTCCACCTCCTTTTGCTCACAGATGGTGATAAACTGACTGCGCATGTTCTCCATACCAGTGCATTCTACGTTGTTTCTCAATGTAATTTTATCCATGATTTTATCTCCTTTATTTTTATTTTATTACTATTTGTGTTCGTCCAGTAACAACAAATGCTACGTTGTTGAAAGTTAGCTCCAAGACCTTTAAGGCTGTCTCCTGCTGTGATTTGAAATTATATGTTTTCATTTATGCAATCATTTTATTAAGTTCTGACTCATTGAAGTTATTAGAGGTTTGTTCTCCGTCCTCGTTGAAGCTCTCAACTCCTTCAATGCAAAGTGATGATGATGTTTCAACAAAAGCGCCTGTGCCGTTGAAATAATCGTCCTCAACATAACCTTCAATCTCGTATGAGTAGTCAAAGAAAAGAATTTCATTCTCTTTCTCAAACTCTACCGAGCCTTTTCCTTCTTCTATTTGTGAAGCGATGGCTACATAATCAGATGTTGTCAATGTCATAACTTATTGAATTTTAAAGGGTTATTTGTCTTATTGACAATGCAAACGTACGGAGACATAAGAAAATGCGCAAATAGAAAAACTTTTATTTTTCTTGTTAAAACTTGTTTTAACTTTATTGTTAACTCCGATGAAACATTAAACTTTTAGTAACTTTTTAAAATCGAAAAAGCCACCATGACACTATCACGATGGCTTAACTGCTAAAGATTTTTTAAAGACATTTTTATATCATCCAGTTTGCTGCCGAACTCCTCATAAGTCAGTTTATTGTACTTTCTGATGTCTTCGAGATAGGAATTTGTTATTATCATCATATTACGGACTTCCGAAAGGGTAATGAAATTTGCATCAGTCTTAGCTACGAGTGTATTTACTGCGGAGACAATTAAATCAGTGTTCACTTTTGCTTGCTCTCCTGCTATCTGTAGAGCAGTAAAGCGTCCGTTTAACTCGTCAGCGGTATCTTGACCCATTGACTGCCATCCTCCGCTTGTGGCAGATTGGCTTTTGCTTGTTGTGTCAAGTTCCAGTGTTTTCATCAGAGCATCACGTTCACTTTTTGCATCGGCAACAATGCTGTCGTACTGGCTTTTGAGGTTGTTTTTCTCGGTCTCAGTAAGGGTGTCGTCCTCCATAGCCTTGGAGAATGCCTTATACCAGTCTTCCAACATCTTGTTATACTTGCTGACCATAAGAGAGTTGACAATAGCATTCCGCATCATCTCCTCAAAGTTATTCGTGAAATCTTCGGTTTCGGAGTTCATGTCAGACAGCAAGTCTGAAAATTCGCTCTTCACATTATCGAAAGAAATGTTAGTCATTTTTTCTCTCTGTGTATTCTCCAACTCCTCCAACTGCTTATAGTAGCTAATGTATGTATCCATGTACTGGGCAGCATTCCCTTTGCCGTCGTCTGCGTGTTGCTTTATCTTGTCGTATATGTCTCCGGCATAAGCAGCCACGTTAGCCATTTCTTCACTTGTCAAGTTCCAAAAATCGCTTGCGCTTCTTACAGAACGTCCTACAATAGAACTTACTCGATCCCATTCTGAGTATGAAAGAGCTTTGTTTATTTTATGGTTAGACGATGCTTTGCTACCGATACCCAAAAAACCTTTTGAGCTAACCTTACCCTCACGGCTCATCATTTCCTGAGTATTCTTGATGGATTGCTCAAGATACTTTTTCTGTTGCTCGTAGGTCTGTGTGATTTCAGACATGGAGGTTGCCTTATCCATTTTGTCGGACAATACATCTATGGATTTTTGCAGGTTCTCGTTGCTTGCGGTAAGGCGTTCTACATCTTTGGCAAGGCTTGTATCACTGCTACCAAATCCGGGTATACCCCAATCACCAAGGGCATCGCCAAGAGTACGGAGAGAGCCAAGGACACCTTTTGCAGTTCCTGCAAAGTCACCGCTTTTTAGACTGTTCCACGCTCCTGTGGCATACTGGCTGCTTTGGGCGAATGAACTAAAGCCTTGCCCGAACTTAGTGTCAGCTATACCCAACTCGTCCAAAAGTCCGACTGCTGATTGTACGTTCTGATTGACCTTCTGTATAACTGTGTCAATTATAGCAACGGTTGATGCGAAACTTCCTCCTGCCTTAGCTGCTGCTTGCCCAGCTTTCGTTGTCGCTGTATTGAGAGTTTGCGTGTTTTTTGTCAATCCACGCTCTTTCTCACCTAACTTGGAGAATAGGTCAGCAAGTTCCTTTGTGCCCTTTCCTGTGCTTGATAATTGGTCAATATATTCTTGGCTATTCTGTGAGGTGATGTCAGAAGTATTTGCTTGTATGCCATTCTGCGATAGCAGGTCAACAATAGATTGTTGCGTCTGCTCTACTTCTTTCAAGGAGTCGTTGTAGTCTTTCGTCGCTCGTACTACTTCATCTTGTGCGTCTGCTGCTTCCTTTTCTAACTGACGCATTTTTTCCAGTTCTGGAATAACAAGACCAAAGGCAGATTTCCACTCGCTTTTTTTCGATGTGATTTGAGTGTCAATTTTGTTTATTTGCTCTGCCAGTATCTGTGCATTCTCTGCCGTGATGTCCTTTGCGGAGAGCATTTCTTGCAACTGTTTTTTTAGCTTCTGCAAATACTCCAACGACACGCTGTCAAGGTCATTAAAGACACCCTCCCAATCTATGCTTGCTTTTAGCTCCGAGGTTGACAAATCAGACAAGGATTTATCCAGTGCAGCTTGAAGCGACATTCTCTCGCCTTGCGTCTGCGCCTTGGATATTTTCTCTGAATACTCCTGCTGAATGGCGAGCTTCTTCTGCTGATAGTCACCATATTCTTTCAGATAGTCATTCAGTGCTTGGTGTTCCTTGGCGAACTCCTGGGCAAGACTTCTATCGTGTGCTTCTTGGTTAGCTTTGAGTTGAGCATTATAATTGTCCGTCTCAGCTTTGGAATATGATGTGTCAACGGTTTTCTCGTCAAACACTTTATTCTTGTTGTTTGGATCAGCTTTCCACAATTCTCTCGCCTTGTCTATCTTCTGCTGCTTCAAGTCCTCGTAGGCACGATTTATCTCGGTTTCCTTTTTCTTGAAGTCAAGGTCAATCTGGGCGATGGTTTTCTCTGTTCCGTCCTTCATTGCGGCAATCTCAGCTTCTGTGGTGGAAAAAGCCAAGTCCTCGGCTTCACGCTTCCGTTCTTGTTCATGCTTCTTTATCAAGGCGGCATAGTCTTTTTGTTGCTGCTCCAACTGCTTTTTGTCGTCTTTCTTTGTTGTGGATTTGGTTTTCTTCTTTTTTGCTTCCTCCGCAGCCCTGCGAGCGTTTTCCTCCTCTGTTTTCTTCTGTTGGGCAAGAATGGCATACTGACCTGCCATAACTTGCTCCTCACGTTCATTTGTGTAATAACCTTGTTGGTTCTTCACTACGAGGTCACGTCCTGTTTGTGCCTTGTGACTGCGCATACGATTCGCCCTTGACTGGTGCTGTGACGCAAGGTTTTTCAGTTGGTCTGACGACATCTTCTGTGCCACGCCTTGCATCCATGCAGGAGGAGTGTTCAACTCATCATACGAGATTTGAATGTTGATGTTTGAGTTGTTGTATGTCTCTATCATCTTCTTTATCTCGTTGGCAAGGTCGTTCACATTTTCTTTTGCCATCCTTGTTTTGTCTGACAGGCTTCTTTGTGATTCTGTCAGTCCATCAGTAGCCATTTCTGCACTTTGGGCTGCTGCAGCGGCTTTATTTGTGGCATTGACGGTATCGTCATATTCCTTGCGAGTAGTGGCAAGTGCCATTCCATTTTTTTGGATGGCTCGCTTTGCGTCATTGGCTGACTTCTCGCTAACACCGAGGGCTTTGCTATACACTCCTATCTTGTTGGCAAGGTCAGTTATTGTCTTGTTGTATTCCCCTATCTGTTTATTCGAGAAGCGTGAGTTCCAAGTGCCTGTGAGTTCGATGGATTTCTTCTCTGCCGAAATCATCGTATTATAGGCATCAGTAATTTTCTTTATATCCTCTTCTGATATGAGGTTAACCAGTTGGTTCTTCTGCATATCAGAAAAATCATCTGAAAGAGTGTCTTTTATCTTGTCTTTCAGATCTTGGATATTCTTCTGATAGGCATCAGACGCTTCGGTTATGTCATTGGCACGCTGGCGTTCTATGGCTTCCTCACGAATGACACCTATTAGAGCTTCTTTCTTGTCTATAAGCTGTTGGGCCAAATCTCCTTCTTTGCTTAGCGTAATTCCATATTCATCAGCAATGCCTTTCAGCTCGTTCAGTGCGTCCTTATGCACTTTGCTTGTAGATGAGGCGGACTGGAGAACGGCAAAAAGTGATTCCACCTTGTCTGCTGCCTTATCCGCACTCTCACCAAATTTCTCCTGCTTCTCTGCGGCTTCATCTGTACTATCTCCAAAAAGATAAAACGCAGCAGCTGCAGATGTCACAATACCAAGAATTAAGCCGATAGGGTTGCTCATTATTGCAGTCTTTAGTCCATTCCAAGCGGCAGCAAAAAGGGTGGTACGAGCGGCAGCAACGACTTCCGCCTGCGACAAGGCTATGCCCGACATCGCAGCAAGTTTCTGTTGTAAGGCGGCTTCGGCTGTCAAGGTGTTGCTGATTTTCTGTGCAGCAATGACTGCAAGTAAAGCTGCCTTATAAGTTCCAAATGCCGTAGCCACGGTAAGAATGATTTTACCGACCGTTTCCCAATGGTCAACAACATACGAAACACCGCTAAGCGTGGTGTTGATAACACCCTCTGACTTCTGACCGATGGAGTTGAACATCATGTCTATTGAGTCTTCGATATTGCTTATCTGACCAGTTATTGTATGGCTCTGTGCTTCCATTAAGCCTCCGAACTTGCTGCCCTCGGCAGTCATACTCTCAATAGCTTGCTTTACAACGTCTGATGTGACCTTACCTGCTGTTACAAGGTCTCCAACGGCATCAACAGCCACGCCCTTTATTTTGGCTATCTCCTCAGCGATTGGAATACCCCTGCCCTGGAATTGTCGTAGGTCTTGTGTGAACATTCTACCCTGGGTCATTGTTGTGCCGTAGAGCCACACAAGGTCATTCAGAGGAATAGAAAGTCCGGCTGCTATGTCCCCAAGGCGTACAAGTGTACCATTCACTTCTTCTGCCGATGTACCATAGGCAAGTAGTTGCTTTGCTCCTTCAGCGACACCTTGCAAGTCGAATGGCGTTGTAGCTGCTGTTCGTACTAATTGGTTCATAAGGTCATTCGCTTTGCTCTCACTTTGAAGCATGGTGGTAAATGCCATTTCCAACTGTTGGAATTGACCTCTAACCTCCATGACCTTTCTTCCAAACTCTTTTACTCCAAAGCCTACGCCTATCATCGCTGCCGTTTCTTTCAGTTTACCAAGCAAGGCATCAATTCTCTGTCCTTGCTGCTCTGCAGCGTCTGCTGTAGTGTGGAATGCCATCTGTGCGTCTCGTAACGCATTTTTCAAACTCTCACAAGTACCTGTTATTTCAAATTTTAATGCTCCCATCTGTCTGAAATTTTGTTATTCGGGGTTTAGTTCACTTTCAATTACTGCCTTCATTACTGCATCACGGTTGTTGCCATCTATTATGTCTTCTCGGTTTGCGAGCATACGTGCTGGCAACTTTCTTAATTCTTTGTCCGTGAGATACACGCTTTCGATATGGTCGTAGTACATCATCATCAAATTTACATAGCTAATTCCGTAGATGATGTAGTCGGCAGTCCAACCGAAATGCTCCGAGAACCAACCGAAAAGACTACCCATGAGAGTAACGCCTCCGTAGCTGACTTGGTTTCCGCTTTGCCCTCCTTTAATTTCGACAATCTTTCTTTTGAGTTCAAGCTGCTCATTTATCCCAAAGGCTTTCATAAAGGTTGCCAGTTTCTCGCTGTCGTCTTGTAGGCAGTGGAGCAGTAAATTCGCCATATCGCTTTCTTCCATGTGTTCGTCAAAGAACTTCATCCTCTTTTCTATGAAAGCGGCATTAGTGATTTGTTTTTGTCCTTTGCAAGTACACAATGTGATTAACCGAAGTACAAGCGATCTTTTTTCTTGGCAAATGCGCAGACATTCAAGAATAGGGTTTATCCGCACATTTTCTTCGTTTATATCCAAGTGTCTACGGATATTGTTCACCAAGGCATTTACACCGAAACACTTTGGATAGATGCAGAAGTATTTACCTTCTAACTCAAACTCTATGGGAGCTTCGACTATTGCATCCACAAACATCTTTTGGATTTCATCGTTTTTTTTGCTCATAAGCTCTTATTTTATTTGAATGGTGTAATTTATTGTTTTTACTTACTAAACTCGCTGTAAGGTCTTTATTTGACCTCACGCGCGAGAATTGTGCCATTTGTTCCTATGGCTCACAGTGATATTTAACTTGAACATCGAACCCCATGTTACGAAGTTGTTGGATCCTGTATAGCTGTAATTTTGTGGGATGCCCATTTGGGCGCTTCACCTCAACGAACCTTGCCTTGCCATTTTTCAATAGAAGCAAGTCTGGGATGCCTGCTTTCGTGGTAAGTATGAGTTTTACCACAAACCATCCATCTGCTTCATATTTTTTGATGAGGCTTCTTTGAACCTGGCTTTCAAGTATATCTCTCGTTGTCATTTGTGTTCCTTTTTGAGTTGCTTTTTATGTTTCATTTTGTGTTTCATTTTGTGTTTATATGAGAAACGCATTTTCCATAATATGAGAGTGTGAAATCTTGCTTACCATGGACGGCATCCAGTATGTCTTTATCTATGCCAAAATCAGAGCAAAGAAAATATACATCCGCAGGTGTCTTGCGCTCTTTAGATATTAATCTATTGCGCCCTTGTTCATAGCTGAGGTATGAGTATTCAAAGGAAAAGAATATCAAACTATCTGCCGAATCAAGACGCACCCCTTCTCTTGCCTTACGGACTTGGGATATGAACACCCTATCTGCTGATGATTGGAATTCTTCGGGCGTTTCCGTGTAATTCGGGAAGCATGACTTCAACATTTCAAACTCTGTTTGGTAAGTGTAGAAGATTGCTATCTTCTGCCCTCGGAAGTGTGCCTTTACATATTCAGCCTTTGACGCATCCAGTTGTAAATGTGTGCCATCTTCTGCTATTAAGGTTCCCGAGGAAAGTTGATGCAGCTTGCCTAACATCTTTGCAGGAGTATCACCGAGAATTTCCTTGCCGTCAATGGTGATGATTTTGTCTTTGCTTAACTGCTTAAAGTATTCAGAAGTTGATTCCTTCATTGGAACGACTATATTGTGCTCTACTATATTGCTACTAAACCCAGCTTGCTCTTGAGAATAGGAGATGAATAGTTGTTTTGTGTATTCGTCTATCAGATGCTTATTTGCTCGGGAATAATCCACGATTGTATATCCATTTACAAATTTCGTTTGCTTGAATACGAATGATTTTGCCCACGAATAAAAATTCTTCCACTTTGCGAATGGAGAAAAAGAGCACACCCAAAGTTGATGGTACAACTGCGAATAGCTTTCGGGAGTTGGTGTCCCCGACAAATAAAGCACAGGTTTGCCGTTTGCAGCCGTTTTGACGGCTTTTGTTCGCTGTGATGGTTTAGGATATGCCCCAAGGCTGTGGGCTTCGTCACAGACGATTAAATCGTATTCTCCAATGCATTTATGAACGCTCTCGTAATTTATTATCTCTAATTTGTATTCGGGAGACAATAAATCGTAGTCTGCTCTTATGGACGGTATCGCCTTTATCTTAGTTATGAAAAGGACTGATTTTGCGCCATATTTGGCAGCAGTGGCGAGTGCTGTTAAGGTTTTACCAGTCCTGACTTCCATACTGAGATAAGCCAGTCCATTGTTGTGCAGTTTCTCTGCTGCTTTATCTGATATATTTTCTTGATAATCTCGTAGTGTAATCATTTTGCATTTTCTTTTAGTCGGTTCAACAAGTTTTTCTCACGCATGCGCACATACGCGCGTTATAAAAACTCGTAAGAGTTTTACCTACGGTAGTATATTTCTATATTATTTCTATATTATTTAATAGATGCCCTTTATGATGCCCCTAATGATGTACCGATTATGCCCCATTGTATTATAGATGTCCGTATATTATAGCTGACCTCTCTATTATAGATGCCCTAATGATGCACCGATTATGCCCCATTGATTTCATCCATCATTTTCTCAACTTTCCGTTCCTTGGGGGATTTGCCTGTTTTCATTTTTATTTTCCACGTTTTTACCGCTTCCAATAGCTCATCCAAGGTCAAGGATATTGAAACAAAGACCAAACGCCACGCACCGAACGTGGATATAAAACCCTCGTTTTCGAGACGGTTGTATATACGCTCGTATCGCTTTCTGGCTGACCATTTTTTGTGAGCATCCAGTATCCGGCTGTCAGTTATGGATTGGAGGGTGGCTTTGTCCTTGCATCCGAAAGTTCTTTCTAAAATCGTTGCCCTATGAGTGTAACACCAAGTTTTTCTGCCAAGTATGGACTGAATACCTGCATACATACAGAACTGGATTTTTGCATCCTCGGAATACATTTCGTCACGAGCTGAAAAAATGGCATCTTTGGTAAGCATACACAACGGCTCGTTTTTGAAAGCTCCGTGCCTTTTAACAACGTCCAATGTTCTTTGATATGAGCCACCCCTTACCTCAAATAGCGACATGGCATTTCTCAACTTGCACCATTCCAGTACTGCCGCATTAAAAACGCTGTCCTGTAGAGCATGATGTACAACAATACTGGCAATACGTTCTCCATCTGTCTTATAGTCGCTACCAAGTTGGAAGTCACCATTGACTACAAAACGCCCAATTTCACTATCCAAGTATGAGGTTAGTTCATTGTTTACTCCTTTCGGAAAACAAATGGCGTATGCCAATTTGGACGCAGCTTCTTCGATGCCTATTTTTTCGGTCATTGCTGATTTGTAGAAGCCATATTCCAACATATCGTCAAAGACTGTGTCCGGCTCTGTAAAAACTAAACGCAGCATGGGGAGGGGTACAAGCAAACATCTATTGTGCGTACCTTCCATAACCTATGATTAACGATGTGAAACAATATAGTCGGAGGCTTGCTGCTCTACCTCATAAATGCTTGGTATTCTGTGCATGGTCAGATAAGCGTCAAGGTCTTTACGCAGGAAATAAATTCTGCCAGCCTTACCGCCATCAATGGCAGGTTTTAACCTTGCGATTTTGCCGTCCCTTGCCAAGTCTCGCACATGATTTGTGGAGCAATCCATATACATGGCTGCTTCCTTCAAAGAAAAGATTGATTTACCGCCTTTTTCTATTGCTGCCAATCTGCGCAACATCAAAAAGACCAACTGACGAGTGTCAAGGTTATCACCTATCTTCTCGATTTCGTTCAAAAGTTTTTTGTCTTCTATGTTCATATTCCACAAATATTTTAACAATACAAAAATACAAAATATTTGTGAAATATGAGCATATATGCAGATATGTTTAAATATATTTAGGATTTAAAGTCGGGCATAAGGTCTATAGCTTCTTTTTTCCGTTGGTCAACAACTTTGGCATAAATCTGCGTACTGGATATGTCAGAATGTCCGAGCAATTTTGACACGACGTAAAGGTCAGCTCCTTTCGTCAGCATGAGGGTGGCAAAAGTATGCCGGGAGCAATGGAAAGTTATTCGACGTGTTATGCCTGCAGACACCAACCATTTTTGTATACAATGTTCTACTGTACCTTTATGAAGTTTCCATCCCCAAATTAAACCTGTTGCGCCATTATAGCGTGGTGGAAGAAGTTTTTTTGCAGCGTCAGACATAGGAAACTCCACTATATTACCAGTCTTTACCTGCTTCTTTTTGCACACAATACTGCCGTCTTTGTAATATGTTAGATTTTCCCAACACAATGAAACAATGTCAGAAAGTCTTAATCCAGTAGTACAACCAAACAGGAATATCGTTTTTACAAAATCGTGTTTGCATGGAGTAGCGTAGAGCGTCTTTACCTCTTCCTCTGTAAGAAACCCACGTTCGGTTTTGGGATTCTTCGGTATATCGTCAGAATGTATTCTTGACAATGGGTTTTCTGAAATAATTTCATCCTTGTATGCACGCCGTAGATTTGATGAAAAAATGGAATAGTAAGAATATATGCTTTTTTCAGATAGAGGTATGGCTACCTTGAACTGCTTGTTAAACCTTCCCTTTGAACGGCAGTTTTTCAAGAAGTCAATGAAGCCGAGACAAAACGGCTTATCTATCATTTTAAATGGAATGACCCTACGTCGTGAGTATTCATATAGTTTTTTTGCGACATTATTAACCATCTCTTTTGTACCATTACCATGCCCTCCGCAACGCACATTTTTCTTCATGTAAGCAATAAAGTCGGCATTCTGTGCCACTTTAGTATTGGTAAATCCAAAATGGTTGTTTTGGATTTCTACAAGGCGTTTGCCTTTAATAGCGTTTGCCAGTTGGAGGGTTCGTTGGTTCTCATGCCGATCTGCTGCCGTTAATTCTTCTTTCAGATACAAACGCAGAAATTCATATCTGCGTACACCTTCAACATAGATGTCAAGATACAAACTCATGCTGCCATTCTTCAATGGCTTCATTCTAAGTCTTACGACTTCTTTATCCAAATTTCCCATAAATGAAGTAACAAATTAGTAACAAGAAAAGTATAATTATTTTACAAAAGTAAATGTTTTCATAGAATCTTCCAAATGCGTAACTTACTGAAAACTTGCGGTTTCATACAATGCTACACAATGTTAGGGGGTTCGCTACATAGTCAGCAGCAACAAAACTTGTATCTACTGTGTCTGTCTCCCATTTATTGTCCGTAGAAAACACTCTGCGTAGAATTGAAGTGTCCTTATGAAGATAAGTCATTTCGTTTTTACGCTTACCGTTGATCTTTTCAATGAGCGTCTTCAATTTAGGAAAGAAGCTCAATACATACTTTAAAAACAAAGAACTCTGCATAGTTATCCTATTTTGTCATGTCCCCACTGTATTGTTGGAACCGCTGTTTTAAAGGCAGACTTTATAGTTTCCACAGAATAAGGCACTGCCTTGTCATTAACCTCTCCTGCTGTCATTACTCCTACATGTGGAGTGTCTTTCGGTGCCGTAGTCATGCAAATACCCACGTATTCTGCATCAGATGGTAGGGATGAATATGCACCTGCGCTTATAGGCATGGGCTTATACTCTCCATCCTTGGTACTTCGAATTATTACATGTCCACACTTGATAAAAGGTTCGTCAAAACCTGTCATATCAAGAATTACACCTCCCGTGATTCCGTTAACGTAATTGCGAATTACGACAGACTCTTTGCCGGAATCAAATACTTCTGCGTTACTTACTCCGTACATACATTTTTTAATTTTTAAAAAGTTTCTGCTAATTCTTCTATGTCTTTGTCACTTAGAACTTCTGGCTTGTCTTCTTTATCTTTGTGAACTGTCTGAGCTGATGATGCTCCAAGTTTTGCAAGACCAGCATTTGCTCTCTCTTGATTAATAGCGGACAAGTCTTCAGTTACACCATCATAGAAATCGTCAAACTCTGATTCGTTCTCAAAACTCATTCTGTCAAAGTTTTTGAGCACGTTCTTACCGAAAACACCAGTATCTTTGAGCAAGGCCTGCAATTTTGCGCGTCTTCCGTCTGATACACGTTCAGACTTCAAGCCTACTAATTCTGTCTGTATAGCTTTATTCTGTGCAATGAGTGCCTGAGCCCATGCGGGTATTTTATCAGCTTCTTCTGATGGCTTATTTGACTTTCCTTCGCCGGCTTCATCTTCGTCGTTATCGTCGTCGTTGGATTTGTTATTCTTATAGTTCTGAATAACACGATTGGATGCCTTTTGGGCAATTTTAAGATAAGGAACTACCGAATCTACTTCCGCTGAAATCTTTTCGTTAATGTCCTCTTCAGAGGCTTCTTCGTCAAGTTCAAGGTTATCGGCAATGTCTGCGGCAATACCCTCCAACTCACTTGAATTGAACCCTAACGCCTTACATTTAGGTTTCAAAATACTTAATACCTGCTTTGTCTTTTTCTTCATTTTATTGATATTTAGTGATTAATCATTAAATATCCCAGTATAATGTATCATAGCAGTTATTATGGTGCAAATATAATAATAAAGATTTGACTATCAAAGCTTATCTTTAAAATAAGTTATTGATAGTCAAATCTTTATGCTTACATATAAATCTAACGTGGGTATGAGAATACCTTTGATGCTTCAGAGATTTTATTCTCTATATCTTCCTTAAAACCCTTCAAAGTTTCGATGGCGCCTGGTAAGTCATTCAACTTGTAGTTTCCACATTCCTTTTCTGTAGCCCCTGGTATAGACGAACTGTTAGAGCAATATCTCAATGCTTCTACTAGTGCGCAAGCGACCCTTACAATGTCCGGTTTACCTTTAAGAATTAGATAGAAACCGGTTAGACATCCCATGGGCCCAAAATAAATGACTTTTTGTTTGTATACCCATTCGTTGCGTAAATAATCTGCCATAAGATGCTCAATCGTATGCGCAATCTCTGGAGTCAATTGCTCTTTATTCGGCAGACATACTCTCAAGTCATAAGTTGTAGCTCGCTCTTTCCCTACACTATCCTCCCTTGAAACATATATTCCAGGTTTTAGCCTTGTGTGGTCTATTGTAAAACTCTTTATCATTTCTGGCTTAACTTTAGTTTTTTACAGCGATTGTATATCGCATTCTCGTCAACTCCTATTTTGGTTGCTATTACCTTTGCAGTGTATTTACCATACATTCTTTTTATGATAAAGTCCTCGTCTGCAGTAAATACATGATTTTTTATTACTCCCATTGCTTGCAGTTTCCTATGTACTGCCCAATAATTTCTTCCGAGTTTGTCGGCAAGCTCCTTTGTCGTCATTACAAGAGCATTGACCTTTAGGAATTCTATCTCTTCCTGTGAAAAATGTTTTCCTCTACTCATTTTCTATCTTTATACTTATTTTTGCGCCGGCTTTATTTTAGCCCGTGCGCGGTTAATATTGATATTCTCCGTAATCTTCTGGTTTGTATTCGGGGTTCACCTGCAACGCATACTCTCCTGCGCGGTCGTAAATACCCTTGTTCGAGAGTTTTGTCACGATATTCTTCGCCGCCTGAACGCTGTCTGCATCATCGTTGATGTCAATATCCGGCATACCTGGTATCGAGCTTATGACGGACTGCATGGCGTTATTCCAGTTGCATTGTAGCTCCAGTGCATTGCCTTCGTTGAACGCCGGGCGTAAGTCCATCCCTATCTTCTTCTGAATGTTGTCAAACAGATTCTTGAACAGGTTTACCGCAACATCTATCAGCACCATTGCTGCCTCCATGCGAGCGACTATCTTACTTTTCGGCACCTTGTTCTTCAAGAAGTAGTTGTCGATGCAGTAATAGAGCGTCGTAACGAGCGGTTTCAGTTCCGCTTCCGACGCATCGGATAGGTCAAGCCAAAGCTGATAGCGGTCGGCGAGGATGAAGCGCATCTTTGCATCCCATGTGTTGTATGCGGCAAGAGCCTTGTTGATGCTTTGCTTTGTCTTTTGACGGTACAGCTTCTTGTCCTCTTTAATAGCATTGTAAGCGTCTATCATCGCTGTTTGGGCAATATTATATGCCGACCCCATTGTAATGTAATACAGCGAACAATAGCGGTCAATACTCATTAGCAATTTCTCCTTCTGTTCTACGCTTGGTGCGATAACATACGGTCTTCTCGGGGTATGGCTGATTAACTGGCTTGCGCTCATGGTTATATTGCGTTAGTGATTTGTAAATCGTGCATCTCACCTATCACGCCGACGACTGGTATTCCGCAAGCGTCCGCCACGCGACGTTCCGTTTCACAGCCTTTTGAGCAACGCCATCGGTTCGGTACAACAATGCCGTCGCAGCCGAGGAGCAGGCGTAAGTCCTCTTTCATGTGCTCCGTATACGGCGCAGAATCGGGTATAGGTTTAGCCATAGGGTTGACTGCCTTGTAGCCGAGAATTGTCAGTTCTTTCTCAATCTGAGCGAAGAACTTGTGTCGCTCGTTGAGGTCGTAGCCTGTAATTGGTGATGATATGTAAATTTTCTTTTTGCTCATTTTTTTGTCAGATTAAAATGTTGCCTTTGAGTATCTGCCTTGTTATTTGATTATTGTTAAATGTTTCTAATTAAAGATGTAGAAACAACGCCTTGCTTTTTGCCGATACTTATCGTTAGAAGCAAGGGTAGAAAACGTTTTCCCTGCCAAATATCTTGCACGTAGTCAATCATATATGAAGAGCAAGTACCATGCAATTTGCGCAGTCTTTTCGCCACCTTGTAGCTCCTGTTTTTTCGTATAGGGCGGAGCACCATTTTAAACTTCTTCTTTATTTTTCTAATCTTCATGCTCCACCTCCTTCTTAATTGCTTCGAGCTGCTGTATGATGTTGTCTATCGTCTTGCCGCTGTAATCAACGGCAATTTCTTTCAGCACAGCAATATGTGCCGTTAGCCTGATATAATCTGCCTGTTTCATTGTTGTATCAGTTTTATATAATAATCCAAACGCTATTAATTCGTTTAAAGCTAATATAACACCATAAATGGTGTTTAAAAAAAATACTATTATAGTAAGCACAACCAAAAGTAAAGCTACTACCATCCATTTGTATTTTGGCATATTCCTTTTTGTTTATGTTCCTTATTCCATTCGTTTACGAAATCTACAAGGCTTGTGATGATACCTGTGAAAACGCTAAAACTTATAGGGTCTGTCGTTGTCGGGTTTGCAATTATGACGCGACTTTCATCGTCAGACACCCGAACCGTAAATGTTATCTTTGTTTCCTGCATATCAGCCTCCTTTCTGGTCGTCGTTAATATTGCCGATAACCTCAAAGTCGAAACGGCACAACATTGCACCTAAAGGACTGGTACAAGGTAATTTTGCATAATCCACTTTCAGGTAGAAGCCTCCTAAATCTTCCACCCATATCACAACATAATAATCTGGTCCGATATGGATAACATCACCCTCATATATCTCCTTGCCGTTCTTGTCGAGAAAGCCGGTGAACTGGCAGACGGTATCGGGGTCAATCAATACTGCTTCATTACGATTAAGCATAGAAACTTTCTGTCTGTCCTCAATGATGTAGGTATTATCACACTCCTTATAGTAATAGCCTTTAATCCACTCACTGCTATCAACACTCTTGCCTTTGAATTTAATCACCCTGTTCATTGCTGTTGAATTATTGTTTGTTATTATCGTTAGATTTAAAGACAAAATCAGCCCAAATGTCAATGAACTGCATACCTGCATACTCTGCCAAGTCTCTGTTTGAGAAGGCAAGACGCACACCGCCAACCGTATTCGAATTCGACGAAGCATACGAGTAGACGAGACCGCCATACGCAGCCGCATAGAAGCTCGCACGACAGACACAGCGACGCTTTTCCTCCTCAGAGAAGTTGTCGTACTCTTCCTTAGTGTAGATGTAGAACCAGGGAAAGTAGCGATATTCGTCTTCAGTGAACTTCGGGTGCCAGCCTTCATTGAGAGCTTCAGTAATGATACGCAGCTTTAGGAAAGCTACAACATCCTTGCCCATCCATTCTGCAAGTGACTGTTCACCGTTAGCTCTGGTGACCAAAGAATTGTAGGCAGACACCATAGGATGATTTTCACCCAGTTCATTACAGGCATCCTCGAAAGTCTTTATGCGTTCTGTCACAGGACGGTTGTCTTTCTCGTCAACCATTACAAGAACGGTCTTACCATCTATTTTCTGCCATTCTGCTTTCTTGCCAGCAGGCACTTTTATCTGAATTGTTTTACTCATAATTTATTTTCTATTTATCTCTGAATTTGATTAGCAATAGTCCGCAGATTATAAGTTCTGCTGCCATTGACAAAAAGCCATATTGTATGCCAAAATGAGCACCAATGATAAAATCTATTGTGAGAAATGCTATGATGCACCCAAACACAAGTAATATAATACCGTCTAATTTTCCTATACTTCCTCCTTTACTCCGAACGGTGCACCGTCGGCAAAAATAAAAGAATTTATCATATCTTCAGAAGTATTTCCATGATTAAAGTTTGTGTGTATTCTAAATTCTTTTCTGCTATCTAAACAAATGATTGTCGCTATAACACCATTATGATTAAACTTATTTCTTACCCACCCGAACGGCTCATGTTTCAACATCTCCTGCCAGCACTCGTCTGCATCCTTAAACGGGCGGTACTTGGGTTCGGGTTTGATGCGGTAGCGATAACTTATGTCAAATATGAAATCTTTGTATAAGTCCGTCCAACCGTCTCTTCCAAATAGTTGTATTGTTCTCCCTTCAGCAAATGCCTGTATTATAGGCAGTAATTCTTTTGCTTCACTACGATTCATTTTATAATGTGTTAATTGGTTTATAACTCCATTTATATCCATAGGCAGTATGCCTATATTTTGTACCTATACAACAATTAGCGATATTACCCCATGGAACATGCAATTCTCTTGAAGCTTCCATTAAAGACTTCCATATTTTTATAAGATGCCCATCAATGCTATATTGATAAACTTTCTTCTCGCATCCATAAGAGCGATTTTTGTTCTTTGTATTTTGTCTTCTCGCCATAGAATTATTGTATGCCGCATTATAAGAATAGGTACACCATTCTAAATTGTTGACATTATTGTTTAATTTATTCTCATCTTTATGGTTGATTATAGGATAATTACACGGATTTGGAATAAATGCTTCTGCAACTAAGCGGTGAACTCTGAAAGCCTTACCCTTTGCGTTTTTTGTTAAAACAACAAAATAATATCCGGCAGTATTCATTGCAGGTGCTAATATTACGCTTTTCTTATGTTGTATAGAACCAAAGACACCCTTTACAATTCTACCGACAGAACGAACTCTACCAAGATTGCTTACTTGATAGAATCCTTCATATCCAAGAATGTCTTTCCAATTTTCTTCTTCTGTCATATTAATTCTCCAGTTCTATATTATGTTCATCTGCGAAAGTATCTTCTGCATCCTCGCAATAACGACCTTCACAGAGCGTCTCTGGATATGCTCTGTTGATAAAATACTCTCGGCAGCATAACTCGCATATTTCATCTCCATAATTATTTATCAACTCTTCTCTGGTCATTATTCACCCTCCTTTCGGACTAAATAGTCGTACATAGGTTTGCGGCTTCTACGATATTTATTACACATCTTCTCTGCCTCTTCCTCTGTATTACAAATTGCAACAACTCCATCGGGATACGTGTCCCAATATCTAATAACTTTAAATTTTGTCATATTAACCCTCCAACTCTTTAAGTGCATCATGCAAATTGACAATCGCTTTTTCAAGTTCTTTCTGTCTGCCTTTTATTACCTTTGTCTTTTCATCAAAGATAGCAGAACATGCATATACAGAAGCTACTCGCATTACAGCATATTGTATTTTCTCGATAGCTTTTTCTTTATTCATTGTCTTATGATTACTAACTTCTCTCCCCACTGTCACTGGGGAGAGGACTTGTTAATTACTTGGTCATCATAATCTGCGGCACGTTTCCATAAACGGGAATTATAAAGCAATTCTGCCGTTTTATTCAGAAGACAAAGGAAATATATTTTTTCTTTCCTTTTTTGCCACATCAATGGCTTCTTCTAAGGTATTGTACCTTCCAAAAGAATGTCTTCCAATTCTTACTCTATACTTCTCTCCTTCCATGGTAACGTTTCTATATGTCGTTGAACTTTTTAGAGTAGTAGAAATATTTTGAGCATTTTGTTCTCTACTAACTTCTCTAAGATTTATTCTGACATTATTTAAAGTATTGTGATCAATATGGTCGATAACATTGTTAGGATCCAATTTGTTAAATATAAAGTTATGCAACCATATTTGTTTTCTAACTTTATCAATTTGGATTTTAGTTTTTACACCATCAATATGACCACTTTTATGCCTGTTAATATGCCAAGTGCCTTTTATGGAAGCAACCTTAGATAAATCAGTTTTATTAATGTAACATAATAGTGTGGTATTCTTATATCGAATTTCTATAGCCGCTACATTGTCATTTATTTCAACTACTCTATTTTTCATTGTGTCATTTTTGAATTTTACTTAAATCTAAAAATGTTGACGTATTTCCTCCTGTAACAACCGTTGGAACAGATCCATCCCACTTCTCAATCCACATCTTTTTGAGAATAGCTGGAGTAAGTGTTTCGGATTTAAGTTCATTAGCCTCTCGTTCGGCACGTGCCTGTACAAGCATCTTTTCTGCCTCTGCCTTCTTTACAGCCACTTCGTTGAGTGCTCGCTGTGCCTCCTGAATAGCCTTGTTCTTCTGATTGACGGCTTCAACGATGGAGTTTGGATATTTGAGACCAGACGTAAGCTGTTCAAGCTGAAAGTGTTCTTTGGCAAGTGCCTTACTAAGCTGTGATTCAATAGCACGCTCTACCATATCACGGTTGCTGACAATCTGATCGGTAGTGTACTTGTTGAGCTGAATACGGAACGCATCTTTGACGTAGTTGAATAATGTACCATTGATGATGTCGTTCAGTTCCTTGCGGTACTTCTTAAACACTTTCGGTGCATTGCCGTCAACCATCTTGAGAGATACCGTAGGGTCAACGGTAAACTCAGAACCATCCTTGGCGTTGATGGTAAAAGCAGGATAGTCGATTGTCTGTACGAATGTCGGGTACTCATAGACCTCTTCGGTGAAGGGGTTGTACCACACACGACCGGTAACGAGACTTACGTCATCAACGCCCTTGTCTGAACCGTAAAGGTTGACGAGAATGCCTTCAGAACCAGCGTCGATACGCTCGCTACAAGAGGTTAAGCACAATGCTGTCATAGGCAGCATAAACATACACATTAATTTAATTTTTCTCATTATTTTTATTATTTTTAAAAGTGAAACAATTCGTTGCAAAGGACAAAAGCGTCCAAAATAAAAGGATTGCTACGCTAATCAGATTTGTTGCTGTATCTGCCTTGCTTACGCCTCTCAGCGCAACGCTGACAACAATGAGCGTTATAACAACCCACACCACAAAAGCGGCGATTTTCCATTTATATGTCTTCATTTTCGTTTATTTATAGTGTCACCTACTCAGTTACCAACTCCCAGTCCTCTGCAAATACATCACTCGAAGACGGAACCCAAGAGTCGGCACGTCCGTCTGGGTGAATTATGAGCATCTGATTAGTGTAAGCAATGTGTGGTTCAGCACGTGCCATAATGATGTCTTTGGCAGACTGAGGAAGTGACTGCATGTTAGGGATAATGTCGGCTGAAATACGAGCAGGTACTTGCTTGACAACAAATAAACCTTTGCCATTCCAACCAGCTCTGCGGACAGCCATGCCTGCTTTAAGATAAAGTACTGCCGTGCCGAATGTAAAATTGGACAGCTTAGCTTTCATCTTATTTGCCTTTATAAATCTGTCTGCCAAGACAAAGTAATATTGCCCCATCACCCCTCTTTGCACAGTCAACAAAGCACGAGAAAGTGCGTCTAAAGCACTGAACTCATCCGAAGAAAGAAAGTTATCGCATTTATTCATGCGTTTTTCAAGGTCTTCGAGTTCAAGAAGCATTCTGTTGACAAACGTTTCAGACGGCTTGTAAGCCTTCTCGAATACATCTGCTGGCGACCACGACTGATAGCCGTCCTCGTACTCTACGAGATAGCCTGCCTTATCCGTTTCACACTCAGAGGGTCTTACACCCTCTTTCAAGAGCTTGCGCTCGTAGGCTTCGCCCATTGTCATAGGCATAGCCTTCACTGTCTTTGTACCAGTGTACTGTTTCATATTTTTGTTATACTCTACTTTTTGTTATACTCTACGCATTTATGTTATTTTGCCTTGAAGTTATATATCGGCTTAATTCTCTTCACTATCTCTACCGTGTCGCCTATAAGCGATTCTATCTCTTCGGCAGACTTGTACGCCATTGGCGACTCGTCGATTGTAGACTCACAGACGGATGTAGAGTATATGCCCTGCATCTCCTTGCTGTATTCGTCCATACTGAGCGTTTCCTTTGCCTTGGCTCTTGACATAAGGCGACCAGCACCATGTGGGGCAGAGTAAAGCCAATCCTCGTTGCCCTTACCTCGACATATCAACGAGCCGTCACGCATATTGAGGGGGATGATTAGCTGCTGGTATTTTTCGGCACACACAGCTCCCTTACGGATGATACCTGTATCAACGTCAAGATAGTTGTGCGTCGTTGTAAAGGAATCCAGGAACCACACTTGAAGCTCACGGAGGATTGTGGCGGCAATCTCCCATCTATTTGCACAAGCAAACTCTTGACAGCCTTGCATGGCGAAGATATAGCTGTAAAGACTCTCGCCTTCGAGGTAAGCAAGGTCGGGAGGTATGGTACCCAGGCGACGCAGCGCGTTGTTTATCTCGCTCTCTATGCCCAACCTCTTATATTCCTCTATAATGCGTTTGCGCTCGCCACTTCGATTCTCATTCTTCTGTGCCAACTTCTGAAAATAATGGCATACCTTCACGCCAAGATTGCGACTGCCCGAATGCACTACCAGATATTTGTAGCCTTCATCGTCCTCGTCGAGTTCGATGAAGTGATTGCCGCCACCTAATGTGCCAAGCGAGCGTTCCATATAGCTACGGTCGAAACAGCCCCCTGTTATCCGATCCAAGTCACGCAAAATGCGATGTATTTTTCTACCTGCGGCTTCGGGTATGGGATTGTCGTGAACACTGAACCCGCTCGGAATGTTGTCATTGATGATGCGGTCGAGAAGCGATAGGTTTATATCCTTCTTATTGAGTTTGAACACCAACATTCCGCAACCTATATCCACACCTACGGTATTGGGTACAACCCTGCCAGCAGTCTGTATTACCGTGCCTATGGTGCAACCCTTGCCTGCATGACAGTCGGGCATGATGCGAATTTGGCAGTCACGATACGCCTCGCTCGCTGCCATCTTTTCAATTTGTTTCTTTGCCTCTGCTTCAATGGTTTGGGCAAAAATCTTTACGTTCTTCATGCTCTATATTTTCGTTAAGACATTATTACTTATTCTTCTGCTTCATTAAATTCTCCCTTTCCTGCTGCATCTTTTTCAAGCGAATAGCCAACTTATTGTCGGTGCCATACTGCTTGAAGAGTAGATGCGACTTATACTTCTCTGCACAAACGAAAAGAAGGAGTGCGAGAACGTTAAACACTACAACCAAGAGAATGGGCAGCATAACTAACCACCACGACCAACTGATTGCTCCACAGAGTTTCATTACGATGAAGGCTACCTGAAGCGATGCCATCATAAAATCAATAATACCAAATTTCATATCTCGTTTATAATTTTAATTCTGCGTTCAGCCCCAACGCCCAAAGGATATGTTGAAGTTCGTGAACGTATTTGATTCCTCTTAACTTTTTGCCGTCGAGGTAGGCGGCAAACTTATTTTCCTCAACCTCGTACACGATATTAATGCCGAGGCCGTAATGGTAGAAGTCGTACCATTCAGAAGCGCCGTCCTTTTGATGCTGCTCCTCCTTAAATTCGTTCTTTCCGAGGAGTTCGGGCGTGAGAGGGATGCCTTCGATATTACAACCCCAAACTCCCCAAGGTCCGTCGTCGTCATCGTAGGTAGCGATTAGACCGACGACACCTACTTTGTCTTTATAGACTTTCTCGGGACGTATATCGTTAACAACGCACATTGTGCCTTTCGGAAATGCGCAATCGCGGTTTGTTCTTACAAGGTCGCCTATTCTTAGGTTTTCTGGTTTAATCATTTTCCTGTGTGTTCTTTTGTAAATACTACTCTTTCATCTTCTTTGTCATAAGGACAATTTAACATCTGAGGACAAAGACCGCAGCTTATAATGTGCCTTACATCACATTTTCTTCTTGAGTTATAGCTCATTTCTTTCTTTTTTTATTTGAGTTTTGAAGTGCTTGACCGTAATCCTTTGGGGAGGCTACTGCGTCTGGAATAACCTCACACGCTGATGGCAAATAATAAAGCTGGTTTACGAATCTCATTTCTCACCTCCTTCCGGCAGCAAGTCCTCTATGTAACACCATGTAAAATCTAAGTCAGCCAACTTGCAAAAACATTCCCATTGATGTTCTTTGTCAAAGTCTTCGAGGTTCAGTTCTTCGGTAGTGTCGAATGTAAGGTATTCATCTTTAAATTTCCAATCTTTGACAAGAATAAGTCTGTCGGCTTCTGGAATTTCATCTTCCGTGTGCCAAAGAGCTTTCTTGAACCAATCTACACCTGCGGCGAAAGCATTTCTTGCGGAGAAGTTCGCAACTGCATCCAATGCGGGGTTGTATGTCAACGTTGCTGCTTTTCGTACCTCTTTTTCGTCAATCATAATAGTTTCGTTTTAAAGTTATCGTAAATCTCCAAGTCGTTCCACCACTCCTCTTTGCCGAGTTCAACGTATCTGTTTTCGGGCGTTTTGTGCTTTGTAACTGCCTTTATCCACTCGCCAGGAACAAACGCATTGAACGGTTGCAAGCCGCTGCTTTTCTTCGTCTTGCCGACTACCTTGCCTCCGATGTATGCGTAAAGCGGATAGTATTCGCCTTCAAAGCGGTAGCAGAGAGCTTGTAGCGACTTGTGCTCTATCTCGCTGGAAATGTCACCATGTAACGGTTTCCTCTGTGTAGCGCAGCGAGTGCGTGCATAAAGTCCTCGTACCCGAAATGCGTATTCTTCTTGCCGTTTAGCTCGTAGAAGTAATGCTCGAAGATGTCGCGGCGAATATAGAACCAAAGGAAGTCCATTTCATCATTGGACATCTGCGGTATTGACTTATACACAATCTCCTTCCAGACGTGCTGACGGAGGTGTGAGCCGTGTGCGAAACCCTCAACTGCGTAGAGGAAGTCTTGCCGATCTAAAGATAGATTTATCATACTTACTTGAATTTTTCTCTGATTTTCTGATATTGCTTGACAAATGTCTTTTCCGTCACCCATGCGCTGTATCGTGTGCGGTAGTAACGCTTGGGCTTGCCCGAAACAAGCCCTGTTGCGTCGCGAGGGGTATTCACGCTCATGTATATCTTCGGCACGATGTCCGTTGACACATACGATGTGATATACTCGTCTTCGAAAGCGATATGTCCTGTCTCGCGGAAATTGACATCTGCAAGCGAGAAATCTTTTGCCATGTTAGCGTTATCTGGGATTGTTTGTTGTGCCTAACAGATGTTGATTGCCCTCATAAGGGATGCAATACTTGTAGACACTTGATAAACAGACGTAAGGGCATTGCTTATTGAATGTGTTGTAGTGAGAGAAGAGTTCACAACGCCATACGCTATCTTCGTTGCATCTCACCAACACCTTGTCGAACGGCTTGAATGAACACTTAGGTTCAACAACCTTAACAGTCTCTACTTGCAACGTTTCGGGGTTGTACTTGCCGCCGTAATGCTTCTCTGCTGCTGCGATAAACAATGTTCTTTGTTCATCATTTGCCCTTACGAAACATTCTGTGTTGCACACTTCCTCTTCGCCAAAGGTGTGGTCTTTGTAGTAGTTGATTGTGGTATTAAACTCTGTGTAATCATCGTTTACCCAGCCGTCGAAGATAGCCAGCATTTTGCTGTTGGGGTTGTACACAATATCGCCACGCTTGAAGAACTTGCTCCAACAACGCATCTTTGAAGAAGGAAAGAGGACGCATTCACTACCCTCTATATTAGAAAAATAACAACCGTCTTTTGTGAAAGTTCGAAGCGACAAATCACTTCCAATACGAACAGAGATTGGATATTCTTTGCCGTTAATAGATTCTTCAAGCTCGCATTTGCCGAACAGCTGCGAATACAGCTTTGTGTCTTTTGGCATATCGCGGAGTATTTCCGCAATGTTAATCTTGTTCTCCATTTTCTTCCTCCGTTTATTTTGCTGCTTTCATGCAGTCCATTATTTTATACATTCCAAGCAGCCTTTGCTGTTCGATTACGTTTTTTAGCATCTCGCGGTATTCCTTTATTAGTTTTGCGTATATCGAACTTCTACCGAGAAAGTACCATGTTCCCGCAAAAAAGGCGGTATTAATGATTGTTAATACTATTCCTATCATTATTCGGTTTATATATCGAGGGTTTTAACACTATCGAACACTGTCTTTATCGGTGTAAGTCTTAAACTGCCCAGACAAGCGTCGCTATTGGGGTCGTCTTTGAAAGTGTATGAGATAGTGTCTATGTAACGCATCATCTCGACCTTTATTTCTCTACCTCTGTACTCGCTGTTGAGTTCTGCGACTACGCTTTTAAGCACCTCAAAAAACATAACTGGAGTAAACTTCTCGCTAAACACAAACTCTGAATTTCTAAGAGCTTTCAAATTGTATGCAAGATCCTGTGTCTTTTTGTTATGAACGCTACATCTCGGGCATTCGCAGTAAAATATTTCTTCTGTCATATTATTGTATTATTAGTTTCTTAGTATGTGCGCCTTCACCACCTTGTGGGCAGCTCGTGGCTGCGCCTTGTTAAACTCTTCTACAAACCAACGTTCGTACTCGTCGTGGAAACGTGGTCTGTGCTGTTTCTTGCCTTGGAGAGGATAAATATCTGCGACAACTTTCTCTCCATTGTCTAATGTCAGTACCGCTTTCATAACTTGCCAGTTTTAAATCCAAGTTCCTTTGCTATTGCAAGGAAGTCGGAGAGTTTGTCTGGTGACACATTGGTTAATCTGTCGCGCGAGTACACAATGCCGTCCTCAACCTTAAAGTAAGCTCTGCCGTATGTGTCAATGTAACAAATTTCGCTTTCCATATTACTCTACCTCCATGCTTATTAGGTCATTGAAATCTTCTTCCGTCTTGCAATCGTAGCAATATGTCAGCTTGCCGTCAGCGTCCTTTGTGAGCAGCATTATACTGTTCGTGTCGTTCAACAAGTCAAGCAGCATATTTGTTCGAGAGAAATAGTTCACATTATCGTTGCTTTTAAACCAACGTGCGCCAAAGGTAACACTTATCATGTTGAATGCTTCTTGTTCGCTTGTGTGCTCGTCGTAGCGAATGAAGACATACTTGCGCCCTCTTATGATAGACCACGCATCGCGCAGCCGGTCAATGAAATTATTGATTGTTTTCTTCATATCTGTTGTTGTTACATGTTAAAGTTAATTTCCTCGACATGAACCATTTTGAAGGACTCCACATTCTCTAAGCCTATATCGTTGCCAGTTACGGTTATAATATCCATTGTTTTGTTGTCAGTGTCTGAGTATATCTCGGATATTGTTTCCGCTGGTATAATAGTCGGTACGGTGTCGCCCTTCTCGAACACCAAAAGAAAATAAGGTTTGTTGTTTTCGTTTGCCATATTATTGTCCTTTCTTCTTTTGTTTAGCCAACATACGCTTGTACACCCTACGTTCTGCTCGCGTCATGCCGTCCTTTTTAATTTCGTAGGCTTCTTTATCCATTGTTTCCATAGGCCAAGGCTCGTCCTCCTCTTTCTCTTCTTCGGAGTCTTCTTCATCTGACTCTTCATAGTAGCCATCGTCGTAGCATTGAGGGTCGTTATCTCCATAATATCCGCCGTTGGCATAAAATGCATTCCAGTCTATCATAATAATTCAAATTGCCAAATTACACATTCTATCACAGCTCGATTAACTCCTGTGCATACTCGCTTTAAAGACGCATTGATGTCTCCGCGGATAAAGATTTTCTGATCCCTAACTAAGCGCTTATCTGAAGAACAAATGCCTTTCTTTTTGCAATAGATAACTATGGACTTATCTAATCCATTCTTATCAATCCCCCTTTTGACATCAACTGGAAACGTGATTTCTTTTTTGTTGTCTGCGGTGGTACTAATCTGCGCATCCTCCGTTATTGTTCCTATAAATTCTAGTGCTATCATATTTGCTGTCTAATGAAATATTAATATTACGAATATCATCTCTATTACGAACAGCACGGTATATACCATGCTTAAAACTGTATCTTTATCCTTCATATGCTTGCTCTCCAAAATTTTATGATTTCTAATCCTGTGTAGAACTTGCGTTTCGTTGCTTTTCTGATGCCACATTTTAACAAGCCCGATTTCGTGTAGTTCAATATCGAATTTCTATGAACTCCCAATATTTTTGCAGCTTCAGCTATGCTGTAGCGTGACGTTGCATTTACTACAGGTTCTGTTGCCGTAATCATATTAATCTTTATCTTGAAGTTCTGTGTATTCTCTTTCTAAAGTTTCCATTTCTGCGGAGCAATCTTTTGCTGCTTCTTTGATTTTTGAAAGCACTTCTATGTTTGAAATAAGCATGCCAACTTCTTTGTAAAAGTTAGCTTCTGTTCCAGGTTCGTTTCCTGAAAATAGGTCAAATGAGCCTGCGGTTCTTACGTTTGTCGTGAATGACTCGCTTTCGTATTTTGTTTGCTCTTTCCAAACTAAATCCAACTCCGTATTTCTTTTTCCGTTAAGGCAAATCCTTAAAATAACGCCTTTGTAGGTTGGATATACATATTCTACATTCCAGTTGGTATCTTTCAATATTGTAGAAACTCTCTGTGAACACTTTTCAAATGTTTCATTTGATTTGTTCTTAAACTCGTTGTTCTTTTCTGTATTCATAATCTTTAATGTTTTAATTGGTTTAACTTGTTAGGTAGCGACCTGTTAGTCAATTCTACCTGTTTCTTATCTATATGCAAAGGTACTAATTTATCCGCATATATGCAAATATACCAATAGATAATTTAGTTAAATATACTAAATTTGAAAATTTTTTAGCATATATTTTTTATTTTTGCAAGAAAAGAGTATGATAGATTTAGATGAAATTTTTTCTCACACAGATGTTTCTACTATTATAGGTAGATTAAAAGAAAGGTCTGTTTTCGTTCCAAGTTGGAGCCAATTGATTACAGAATACGAACCTCGTCTTCATGAAATTGTGGAGGACAAATTAGGGAGACGAGACAAGAATCTACCTGGAGGTACTGTTGAGAAGGCGGCGCGTATTCCTATCGGCCTTGAAAAATTACTGACACGACGCATTTCTGAATTTACAGTATCTATTCCTGTAAAGCGTGTATACTCGTATGATCGGAAGGATGACACTCTAAAATCAATAGCTAAAGCGATAGAAAAGATTTACACCAACGCGCATATTGATGCTGAGAATATGAAGCGTGCAAAATGCCTTTATGCTTCATGCGAAATGTTTACACTTTGGTATACGCAGCGGAAGAGGAATAAACTGTATGGTTTTGATAGCGAGTACAAACTTAAATGTCGCACATTTTCACCTATGGATGGTGTTCGTATTTATCCTTTATTCGATGAATACGAAGATTTGCTTGCCCTTTCTTTTGAGTATGAAAAGAAAGTTGCTGATACAAAGATAACTTTCTTTGAAACATTCACTGCTACTCATCATTACAAATGGAGCTTATCTTCAGAAGATAATGCAAACGGATGGCAGCCTATAATAAGCGACGAGATAAGTATAGAAAAGATACCGGCGGTTTATTGGTATCGAAACGAGCCGTGTTGGGAGGGTCTGAAGCCTATACGTGAGAATATAGAGTATACAATATCTCGTAATAGTGATGTTATAGCATATAACTCGGCTCCAATATTAAAGATTGCAGGGTCTATTGTCGGGGAGGAGCATAAAGGTGAGACTCGACGGGTATATAGGGTTACTGAGGATGGCGATGTTAGTTATGTCTCTTGGCAACAGGCTATTGATGCTTTGAAGTATCACGTAGATACGCTGATTAAACTATACTTCATGCAGTCACAAATGCCAGATATTTCATTTGAAAACATGAAGTCTCTTGGTAATATTGGGTACGACTCGCGTAAAACCCTTCTTATGGATGCTCATCTTAAAATCGGTGAAGAGGCGGGCAAATGGATAGAAGGTTTTGAGAGAGAGTCTAATGTTATAAAGGCTTTTCTTGCAAAGATGAATACAAGCTGGGCTTCGCGGTTGGATGAAATTTCTATTGAGCATGTGATTACTCCATTTATACAAGAGGATGAGGCTGCCGAGATAGAAAAATGGATGAAAGCTGACGGAAACAAGCCTGTTATCAGTCACAAGGAGGCTATACGCCGTGCGAACCTTACAGACAACGCTGATGATACATACGATGAAATACAAAAAGAAGAGCAAGCCGAGAGTGAAAGGTCTGCTCAATCTATGTCCAACCTATTTTCGGAAGAATGACAAAGAATAGAAGTGTAAGAATAAAATATTTCTGTAAGGATTGTGCTCATGCTCGTGACTTTCACAGCATGAGCCTTCTTAATGAACCAATACTCTGCAAATGTGATTTCCAAAGGCATAGTATGTTGTTGAATCATGATTGCTGCGAATATTTCAAACATAAGCTGTGATGGCAAAAATAAGCACACCAAATCAAAAGAAAGCGTACAAAGACCTGTCCAAAAGACTGAACCAATACACTAGAAAGGTGTTGGCTATATATGCAATGCTCGCAAAAGAGGCTGCAAAACTTGCTGTTGATGTAGGTTATGACGGCAGCGAGGAGTTTTCTTTTTCTAATTATCCCAAGACCGAACGCAGAGTGAAATCTCTGCTCAATTACTATTCAAGTAATATGCAAACACTTGTTTACAGTGGCATATCTAACGAATGGGAAAGTAGCAACACTCTCCAAGACTTGCTTGTGCGCCGAGTCGTTAAGTCTTACTCTAGGCGTATAGGGCAGAAGCGAGTTAAGGCATACTACGAGAAGAATAATGCCGCAAAAGAAGCGTTCAAGAATCGAACAATAAAAGGAATGAATCTGTCTCAACGTATTTGGAATCAAAGGGAGGATGTTAAGAAGTCATTGGAGCGAGCGTTGGCCACTGGGATAGAGAAGGGTATGAGCGCTGTTAAGCTTAGCAAACGTGTTAGTAAATATTTAAATGATTATCCTTCGCTTGCTAAAGATTACAAGAAGAAATATGGTAAGGCGATAGATGTTTCTGGCTGTGAATATCGTAGCGTTAGACTCGCTCGCAACGAGATAAACATGGCTTATCGCGCTGCAGAGCAGGAACGTTGGCGTCGCTTTGATTTTGTCAAGGGCATTGAAATCAGAACAAGTGGGAGCCACCCTAAAGAGGATATGTGCGATGAGCTTGCCGGGAAATACCCTAATGGTTTCCCTTGGAGAGGTTGGCACGTTAACTGCATGTGCTACGCTGTACCCATTATAATGACTGAGGAAGAATATTGGGGCGAAGTACCGAAGAAATTATATACCGATGTCCCAAGCGGTTTTAACAAGTGGATATCGAACAACACTGATAAGATAAAATCTAATAAAAGTTTACCTTACTTTCTTGCTGATAACGCTAATTTTATTATAGATAAGGAAGTGCGTTCGGTCGTTCGAAAAAGAAACGAGTATCAGAAACTCAAGAATGATACAAACTATAAGGATGTTGAAATAAATTCCGCAGGTGGTGTCAAAGCTGTTCACATAAGTCATAACAAACACAACTATACTGCAAAAGACTTCTTTAACGGAACTATGGATGGTGACGATTTAGAAAATGAATTTTTAGAAAGGGCATTTTCTAATGGACATAGTGTTATATTTTGCGAAGAAGGTAAGAAAGACAAAATGGGGAAAGAGATGGCCGCTCTCGACATGGTCTTAGATGGGCGCTTGATGGACTTGGCGTCTATTACTAGTAACACAATGGATTATCGAAACCAACTACTAAACAAGAGTCGGCAATTAAAGAAATTCAACTCAAGAGAAGATGTAGAAACCGAATATCACGATGTTTGCTTTTATTTCCACGAACCTTCTATGTTTGAAGAAAAGAAACTTATAGATGGATACAAGAGAATGTTGGGAGTTCTAAAAAGTAAGAACTCTAATACTCCTTTGAGAAACGTTTTATGCGCTATACTACGCGATGGTATCTTGGAAATAAAAGAATATAACTTCTAATAAAACACGAGGCACCGTAAAGAAGCAAGACGGGGGCAGACCATATAGGCGTCCCTACCCTCATCTAATCTTGGACTTAAGTTTCGCTTCTTTTACGATGCCTTTTATTGTACCTTAATCTTTATTTTAAATTTGGTAGGTTGGCGACCGGCGCTTTTGGTGTTACGCTGAGGACAACGCCAACCACTTTATATATTGTATCATCCTTTACCGCTGTAAAGGTACGCAAAAACTTTTAAATAGCACTATAATCTTCTATGAATTTTAATTGGTTAAAAAGCTCAACTGTTCTTTACTATCTTAATCGCCTCAAATATTTTCATACCTGCTGCATCAAGCCCTCCGACGTTACCATCGTTCGACTCGTTCATTTCATTGTATATCTTCATTGCTCCTCTAAGGGCTGCTAATAATTCTTCTTTCATGACTTTGGAGTTTTAATGGTTAGAAGCTTGCTTTTAATCCTGCTTTTCTGTAGGCTTGCATTATAACTTGGCTTACACGCTCTTGAATAGATGAAGAAATGTCAAGAATGTCGCCAATCATAATCATTGCAGGAAGTTGGTCGGTCTTGGTGATAGTCGTTGTTTGCTCTACAAGTGTCTTCAAGCAATCCAAGTCGTCCTTGATTTCCTCAATATTCAACATGTACTTCTTGGATTTCTTTCTTGGTACTGGTTCGGTAACAATTATTCCACGTCTCTGCAGGTTGTGAAGCCACTTACGACCTTTCTCTGTCCACAGCAACATGGAGAAAGACTTACCTTTCTTTACTCCTGTCTTGGTAACAGTAAGTCCATTACTTGCGAACTTACTTGCCATTACCCACGCATCGTTTGTCTTGTAGATGATGCCGGCCGTCTTCAACTCAGCGTTAAGGGATGCTGCACTCTTTGCGCCCAATAGCTTTGCCATTTCCGTGGAGTTATAATACTTGCCGTTAGCATTGAGTACTTCCTCTGCATAGCGTGCGTTGTCAATCACGTCATCTACCGTCTGCACTGGCAGAAACTCTCTTTTTTGGTTCTCTACTTCCAACTGGAGTTGTTCGACCCAATCCTTGGATTCTTTAATTTGAACCATCCAGCTTTCGTCTTTCTGAAGCTCCTTGGCTTTTTCTGTTAATTGTGTTCTTGGTGCCATAACTCTTTTTCCTCTATTATGGTTTACCTGAGCTCATTTAATAAAGTAGGCAGCCGCTCATTACGCCTGGTGGGAAAAAGAGCGGTGAATATCACCGAGCGGCGCAAATCACGACTGCCTACAATTATGGCTGTACCGTAAAATATCAACATGTCCGAACTTAACGCGCTCAACGGGTGAAATCACCACTCTTTTTCCATATACAAAGGTACTAAAATTCCCGCAATCCACCAAATTTTTAGGCAAGAAAACTAAAATTATTTCTCTGTATATCAATTCGTTACTTATCTTTCTTTCCGAAATAGCCAGAATTAAAAAGATATACTATACAAGCTCGTACAACCCATGAAAATCCAAGCATTCCTACAGATGCTATTAGACTCATTATAGCTGTCATAAGCGTTGGTAGTGTTGACGCAAAAGATGAATACTCGTCTGGTAATACTACAAATAGTATGACTATAATAGACAATAATGAAAGGACTATACCAAGTTTTGCTATTCGGCTTATCCAATCGGCTACTTCCACATTGTCGTCTACGGATGTTTTTTGGTTACTTGTCTCTACCTTAATGTCACCTGACGGTAACATGCCTCCAGGCATATATTGATTGTTTCCCATTATGATGCGCCCGTCATGCCGTTAGCCCAGCTTTAGTTAGTACTCTTAATACTAACGCATCAAGTCAGAAATTATTATGTTAAACCAATTATTTTTCTAAACGAAATTGAAATCAACACCATCATAGTCTCCATCATCAAGTACGATTTCACTATTTCGGTACATACGTTTTACCTCTTCCAATGCATCGTGTGAAGATTCTGCATTTATCTCGACGATGCGGCTGAGAGTTTCCTTGATGTATATTTTGTATCTATCCATATTTGTTGTTTGTTAAATGTACTTGTCTAATACGTTTTCAAGCTCGTTTCTATTGCATTCGGGGAAATTTTCACACACTGTGTCTACTGCCCACATATAAGAGCTCTCTCCGTCATTGAACAGAATCCAGAAACATTCCGTATACTTGTCAAAATTTCGTTGAATGTGATTTGCCTTGTACCATTCCATTTCTTCCGCATAAGCTTCTTCAAGCTGTTCGCGTGTTACCTTTTGGTGATTTCTAAATTCTTTCATAGTTTCCTTTTTATCTCGTATAGCAATGTTGCTATTTGTTCTTTTGCTGAATACATTTCGTCTAATATGTCTTTTATGTGGTATGGTGCTCCGTTTTTACCGTGGCCATCTTCCCCAATCCATATTAATGTCTCATAATCTACATCAAAGTTCTTTAGGTAGTTTTCTATTTGAATGACAACTGATTGCAAGCTCTTTTCTTTGTATGATATGGAAAACACAAAATCTTGGGTTCCTATCATTTTTTCGAACTCAAAAATAGTATTGTCAATATAGACCTTCCAGCCACATAATTCAGCAACTTTTTCTATCGTTTTATTCATAGTCTCTGATATTTAGCATTACTGGGAAACGAGGAACCATAGCATCGGTATATCCTTGATGCTGTATGGTGGCTTTCTTTCCTATTAATTTGCCTCTCTCTTTAAGGTACTTGGCACGGAGTTCCTTGGAGCCAGTAGGACGTGCGCAGAAGTTGAATTTTTCTGCTCTGAGCACGAATATTGCAGTACCTGCATCGTTGCCTCCAGCTTCCAATACATCAACAACCTCAAACTCAGTTGTATCAAACACTTTTAATTTCATTAGGTCGTTGCTACGTCCTTCTACATACCCATGTCCTATATTGCGGATTACCGCTCCCTCGTATCCTTGTTTTACGAACTTGTCGTGTAGCTCTTTTATTTGTTCTTCTGAGTAGCACAGATATGTCATAGAGCGATACACAGGCCAAATTGTTCTGTCAGCTGGTATCTCGCATTGAAGGTTTACAAAGCGCATTTCAAACCCTTGCTCTTTTACTGGTTTGTCATATACGACCATTTTGAGTTTGTCCGTTAGCTCTGTTTTGCATTTTACTGCAGAACAGATTTGTTGGAATGTAAGCTCTTTGTGACTGTATATCTCACCATCCAAAGGCAGGTAGCTCCTATGATGCTCTGCCCATTCTTTGATTTGTGGAACATTATATTCCTTGCCACCCCTTGACTCCAAATGTATAAATCCATCACCATCTTCATATAGAAGACAACGAACTCCGTCGTACTTTGGTTGTACAAAGCACGGGAATTTAACCTGTGCTTTGTTGTATTTTGTAGCTAGCATTGGCTTCATGTCCAGTCCTCCTCTTCGTTATCGTCTTTTATAAACCCTTGTTCAGGATCCGTTTCTGGTATTCCTTTAATATATTCGCCGCTCTCTGTTATAGCTGGCCAATTCAAATTTGGATTATTACCATATGGGTATTTACATTCTCCACCTGGTTCTTCTCCGAAAGCCAATTCTATTCCTATGAGTCTTGCGTCTTCCCACACGTTGTTTGATACGTATTTCTTGCCACCATGAATAACATACCCTTCGCCATCTCCATAATCTTTGAACTCATAACCATTCATTTCGGCTAACAATTCATAAAAATCCTTGCCTCCGAATACTCCATAGCCTTCGTAGCAATTTTCCTTCCATTTATTGCCCTTGTCATCTACGAGGTATACGGTGTACAAATCACAGTTCACAATTCGATGGTGTGTATCCATCGTAAACCAACTGAAACATCCCATAACTTAGTCCTCCGTATCGTCGAATAGTATTTCATCTTCAAACGCGGCCTTAACGGCTTCGATGATGTCGTTTGTGTATCCGCAGATTCCGTTCCACTTAAGGTATCTGTCAAACAGTTCCCATGCGTCCATCTCGTTAACTCTTGCTTCTTTGTGTTCTGCCTCGTCAATGAGGTATCTTTTCAATTGTTCTTTGTTCATAGTTATTTGATTTTATCTTTATCGCAAAATAATACGTTACCTACTATATAGTCTTTTATGCCAGCTGCGTTAATGAGACGCGTTGCCTTAGCATTGTAAGAGAGATTGTTAAGTTTCCCTTCCTCATTGCAGACAAGAAGTTTATCTCCGATATGGAGAACTTCAATATATCCATCAACGATTTCATTTAGTTCGTTAAGTGAGAAGTCGGTTCCATTGGCAGGGTCTACTTTTTTAGTAGACCGTCTGCCATTATAATTACTGATTGCATAATTCGTAACCTTCGATAGTTTCGTTGTACTTTATCACTTGTTCTCTCTCCAACAGATCTATCGCTGTGTGAAAGTCGAAAACGTTATATCCGACCTTACATGCTTCAGCGATGTATCTCTCTTCGTTGTTTCCGTGCTTTATAGCCTTAACTATTCTCATTTTGAATAAACTTACCTTTCTCATAATATTAGTAATTATAGATTGAACAACCTGTATTGATAATTCTCTTGGCGTTGTTTATTGTAACAGCCTCCGTCTTAAAGTCAATAAGTACTGATACGAAGCCATTTATATCCTCAAACTTCTGAATTACATGGTTTTTGTAAGTTGTGCATTTTGTTTCCGACATATCTTCTGAATTTAATTGGTTTAACTTGTTAGGTAGCGACCTGTTAGTCAATTCTACCTGTTCCTTATCTATATGCAAAGGTACTAATTTATTCGCATATATGCAAATATACCAATAGATAATTTAGTTAAATATACTAAATAAGTTGCTGGCTATCAGTGGTTTACATGGCTTACATCATTTTTCTAAATCCGGCATAACCATGATTGTACGAACAAAAAGAATAAGCCGCATGGATTTATTCCGTGCGGCTTTGGTGTTTTACAAAAAGTCTCTCATAATCTGTTCGTCCGAAATGTTGTTTAGCCATTCTTCGCATTTCTCTATAATTCCTGTCGCTGCATCAGGAGCATCATCATGAGCGTTATATCCCTCCTTGCGATATGCTTTTAAGTCATGTGCGAACTCTGGCCATAGCTGTTCCCAATTAGATGGGAAAACAAGCCGATTGTTTACTTCACTCGAACGTGTGAATATTCGTATCTGTTTGTTCTTAGACTGAGTAAACGTTATGAATCTTGTTTTGCGATTACCGTACTCTTTTGTAAGGCGTTCGACGTTTCTGGCGAATGAACGACCTCCATTATTGCTTTCCACAAAACAAATGTCTGTATTGTTTCGTTTAAGCATATTAGCTTGTGCTGGCTCTGTAAACTCCATTGGACGTTTGGTGTACATTACGTCTGTTACATAATATCCATCATCATGCGCATCGAAACATATAGAGCACAGGAAATCGAAACCAGTGTCTGCAGAGTCTGTATAATTGCCAAGCATACGTGCCTTTCTCCTTTCTGGCAGTACATCATACGTTCTAAAGACATGATACATGAGACCCTCCATTGGGGTAGGATTCTGCATATACTGCGTTTCGAACACAAACTCACTTGCGTGTTTGATTTTATAAAGTTCTTCAAGTGTGTGCTTGAACGGCCACAAAGCGTGTTCTGTTCCATCTTCGTCACGTTTAATAACGGGTAATGATACAACTGTCCATTCGTTTGGCTCGATCTCTTGAAGATAACCACACAAATCGTGTTCATGCAGTCGCTGCATAATTATGATAATTGGTGTCTTACGTGAGTTTACACGGTTTCTTATGGTAGTCTCAAATCGTCTGTTGATAGACTCTCTTACATTATCAGAAAGAGCATCGTCTGGACGCAATGGGTCATCTATAACTATTGCGCCTGCAAAATGGTCTGGATTGAACTGCGCAGTAAAGTCATCTATGTTTTTTAACTCATCTTCTGTCATTTCGGCTTGACCAGCGCCAAAACCGGTTATCTGTCCAAGAGTAGATGTAGCGTACTCACCTCCTCCTGCTGTTGTGCTCCATTTCACACGTGTATTATCGTTCTTCCTTATTTGAACTTCTGGAAAAAGTGTCTGAAAATATGTTGAAGTTATTGTGTCTTTCACCGCCATGGAATTTTCTTGTACCAAACTTCCTGAATAAGATAAGTGCAAAAATTTAGATGCCGGGTTTAATGCTAGTCCGTAGGCGATAAACATTTGAGAACAAAGTAACGTTTTTCCGTAACGGGGCGATATGTTTATAATGAGTTTATTCGTCCTGCCCTTTATAACGTCCATTAACGCATCGCATATAATCTTATGATGTTCGCCTATGACGTACTCTCTACGAGCCGTGTAGGCGAACATCTTGGTGGTAAACTGCAATAGCGAAGACGCTAATAGCTGTCTATGGAGTAAACGTTGCTTTTCAAAATCCATTTATATCTTTCAGTTCGTTAATATCGTCAATTGATAATTTCGGGAATTTGAATTCTTCACCATCCTTACCAGTGACTTCCTGTATGTGCTTGTCGGCAAGACCATTTAGACGAGCAACAATGTTACTGTCAAACTGATGAATTAGCGCACCATCAAGCTGTTGTGATGCAACGACATTCTCAATCTGCATAATAACAGGCTCAAAACCTTTACGTTTCATGTTACCACGCTTGAAGTCAGCCCATTTTTGGACTATGCCGCAAAAAGCACAAAAACCATAAAGAGTGTATGCTCTTTGCATAACACGTACTTCTTGTCGCATGGTATTGCTTTGTCTTCCATTGTCTCCAGCAATAGAGTTACTGCCGGTCTTTACTTGCCAGGGGTTGTTTTCAACATCATCACAGTAAGCCACAAACTTTTCCCAGAGTTCAGAGGCAGACTTTATTTTAAAAGGTCTGCCAACTGGGTTTGGAATCCTATGCACGAACGATTTTGTCTTCTGCTGTGATGTTTCTTGTGTCATGGCTTCTTTACTTTTACAAGTTTGCCGCAATTCGAGCAATGATATTCGTAGTATTCTGAGGGCTTAACTTGAATGGTCTCTTCCACACCCTTCAACTCCTCTTTGAACTTCTGATCCTTTTGCTCCTCGGTAATTACTTTTTTAACTGAATGATTTGTTTCTTCCTTTGTTGGAACGGTGACTGTTTTGGGGGCCTTAGGCTTGGCATTAAGACCGAGCATGTTAGTTATGCTTTCGTCGAACGCATACTGTAAGCTGTTCGGATCGCCTAAATAAGATAGTTCTTTACGGAGCTTTTTCTCGTTCCATGTTGCGAACTCTGATGTCTTGTCGTCTGCAATGCGATACTGCTGTATCTGCTCGTCTGTGAGATAGTCTACACGTATGCACGGAATTTTGTCAATTCCCAAAGCCTTAGCCGCTTTGTATACTCCATTGCCAGTTACAATAACGTTGTTTTTATCAATCGAGATGGGCTGCGTAATACCGAAGTCTTTTATCGACTGAATAATAGCACTAACTGCATTTTCGTCTGTTTTGTGCGAACCATCATGCGGTATGATGCTTTCAATTGGCAGTTCTATGATGGTGTCGTTGATTCTTATGTCTGACATATTATACCTCCTCTATTTCAATGATTTCCATATTGCCGCAGAATGGACAAACAACCTTCATGTAGTGGCTTCCATCTTCGCGTTCTTTTAGTACGAATAGGTCTTTTGCGGGGTCTTCTTCCTCTTCGTCGGTAGATGTAGTTTCTGTTTCAGATGATGTAGCTTCTAAGTTTTCGTTATCAACTGATGAATAATCATCTTGGAAGCCACCGTATTCCTCTGCTTGCTGACTAATTGAATCAAAGGAGAAATTAAGCATTTGGTCTATATCCTCGAAGAAGAAGGCCTGCATTTCTGTCGGCACTTCCATATTTCGCAACTCTTCCAAGAGCTGGTCTTCGTCAAATGATGACTTTTCGGCAAGTTTATTATCAAGGATGCGATACTTCTTCGCCATCTCATCATCCATGCTGGAATATACAACAGGAACGTACTCCATGCCTAATTGATAAGCTGCGACGTAACGTGTGTGACCGGCAATGATAACTCCTGCTTTATCTACCAAAATCGGCTTTACAAAACCGAATCGCCTAATGCTCTCCTTGGTAGGCTCTACGGCATTTGTGTTGTCGCGAGGATTATCGTAATAAGGGTAAATCTCGCTTAGCTTAACTGATTTTACTTTCATTCTATTTCTCCTTTCTTTGCTGTTTCTCTTGCCACACGCCTCTCATCTACGACTTTTTCGATTGCGGCGTTGTACTTGTAGTTTTTAAATATTTTGGCAAAACCTGTCACGTATTTTAGCTTTACGAGCTCCTTTTGTTCAAGTCCTACCTGCTCACAAATCTCACGCTCTGACTTTCCGTCACGAAGCATATTGAAAACAATGTTCACCATACCGTCGACAGAATGACTTCCTCGCGCTCTGTTATGGCGGACGGTAGAGGCCATTCGCTGGTCAATGTCCTTGTCGAGCACTACGATAGGCAATCTTCCGCCACAACGCTCGTTTATGTCGGCAAATTTGCGGATAACGAGATTTCTGTGGAATCCGTCAATGATTACGTACTTCTGCAGTTTCTCATCCCAAATGGTGACGATAGGCATAGTGTATCCGTCCTCTCTTACCGATGTATAAAGAAGTCGCATTTCTTTGTCGGCAACATGGTTAGGGTTATAGTTATTGGCAACCACCATGTCTTTGTCAACCCAAAGTACACAGTCAACCGGGTTTACTCTCTCCGGAGACAAAGAGCTTATGTATTTTCTAAGGTCGTTTATGAACTGCAGCTTGTCTTTCGCTGCGTCAAACTCCTTCTTTATGTTTTCTTGAAGATTCATATTCTTTATTAGCTTTTTCTATTTTAACATAATTGTCACTCAAATACTGTCGTAGTGAGCGCTCAACGCTCTGTATTCTCTTCATGCCAAAATCCTCTGCAATAACACAAACTGCACTTGTGAATCCTATCTGATGTATTACATAATCAACGCACTCTTGACAATTACCAGCTTTCTCCGCATTACGTTTTTTTGCAGAGCGATATCCTCTTTTTATTGTTTCCGCATTCTTCTTGTCTTCACAAAGGTTATCGGCAAGGTAATCAACGTATTCGTCCCAATCCTTAAAATAAGGTGGTAGATTGTAACAATATTTCGCCACATCGTTAAAAACGTGTACAGATGTGTTGACATTGGCTACTCGCTTGACAAGTTTATCGTAGAACCACGGATCTACCTCTTTGATAAATCCTAAGTTGCGTAAAGCTTGCTCGTGGATTAATGAGCTAACTCTGCATTCTCGCAGCGGCTTCTGTGTGAATTGATAATTGTAGAGTTTGCAGTACGGAATCTTGTTGCTAAAGATGTAATACCACACATCATAAACCTTCCAATCCCAAATGGGGTAGAGCACAAGACTTCTTGGAGTGCCATCTTTGTAATATCCACCACCACGTCCCCATGTGATGCCAGGAAGGCACTCTCCTCTTGTAAGACCAGACAATCTTGCAGGCGACTCCTCAATTCGTACACCACCCAGAGTAAGGTAGTCTTTTCCGAATAACATCCTGTGTACCTGATCAAGGGTCTTGGAGAAATACTGGTTGTGCGGTATTTCCAAGTCACCATAAGAATCAGGCTCTTTTTCACGAATCCACTTCTCTCCTGGCCCCCATACGTTGAACCACTCTCCCTTAGAAGCATTCCATTCTTGGAAATACGACTGGATCCAATAAGGTTCAACCCATGGAAGATGCATAACGTATCGTACATATTCAATTGTCATTGGCGTTTCTGCCTCTTGGTCTAAGAAAACAACTGGTATTTTCTCTATTCCCATTTCTTGCATAACCTCATGGGCGAGATTTAGCACAACAGTCGAATCCTTACCGCCAGACATTGTTACAACAATCTTGCGTTTGCCATAAAACTCTTGAAAGATATATCTAATTCTCTCAAGAGCTGCTTCGTAAACATTCTTGTCACTGTAAAAAATCATACCTTATAGTCCATGTAGTCCTTTGCTACTTTTAATATTGCATGTCCACATATATCAGAGAGGATAAAATGTTTTCCCTTTTCTCTAATAAACGGTATCACATTTCCGTAACCGCAGTTAAAATCAAGAATAGTGTCAAACTTTTCTGTCAATATTTTTAGGAGTTCGTGGTCGGAACTAAATTTAAATTGTTCGGAGTTGTATCCTGCAATTTTGAAATTTTTCTTGTCTTTGTACGGATAAAAATATATGTCTTGTACCCACTGAGGCTTCAATGTTCGTAACATGTCCGCTCCACATAATATGAAGCTTGGTATTCCAAGCTCTTTAATTACCTTTTCTTGATTCAGAAGATATTCTTTATATGGTGGATATTGTGTCGTATTGCTGCGTTGCATGAATTTTTTATACCCATGTCTCCAAGCTGGCTCCGAGTATATACAGTCGGCTTTTATAAAGCGGGGTGATATACCTTTGCTAATGTCGTGTCTAAAAACCACGTCGCCATTGGACTCGAAAAAGTCAATCGTCGCCGCTTTTTCAAAGTTTTCAGTTTCAAAATCCGATGCGTAATTACTTTGAATCTTCATAATTTCTATCTTTTAATAATACCCTATCCACAGAGTTACCGAAATTCTTATTCAAGTATTGCTCAAGTTTGCTCATCATTTCGCTATTGTTATGCCCACGAGCAGCGTTGTGCATTATTGTTGCATATCTCTGTTTTTCTTTGTCAAACTCAACAAAACATACAGGTACCATTGCGTAACCTATTACGCAAGCGGCTCGATAACGATTCTCTCCATCTACAATTTGCATTGTAGATCTGTTGACAACTATAGGCTGCGTAAAACCGAAGTACAACAATGATTTTATCAACAAGTCGAAGCTATCTGCATTATGAGTGTTCGGGTTATAGTCATTGGGGTAGATATCATCAACTTTGACATATTCAATGCGCAAAGGCTTTATTTGTTCAACTTCTATATTATCTTTCGCTAATTTTAAAGCGAGGGTTTCTTTAGAGTTTTTTGTATTCATCCAGAAATTCTTTATTTACTATTTCCTTAACAAAGTCTTTTGTTGACCTGGCTAAATATGGATTTTGAAATTCTTCTTTCCAATTCACCTTTTCAACCTTAATTTGGTTATCGTAGGTACTGCTGTATCTTTTGAATTTGCCCACCCTCCCGGGGTTTCCGAAAGAACTTCTATATGCACCAAAGTGTTGCACCAAACCTGGGACAATTGCATAAAGGCAAGTGTTCTTGTACTGAAGAAAAGCTCGCATTCTTGAATCATCATAATAGACTGGGTCTTCTGTCATTTTATTAGAAACCTCTACGAACTCTTTCCCAAAGTCGTTGGGATATACACACGCTTGAAGCCAAAAATTTGAGCGTGTCGAAATTACGTGTTTGCCTTTATCAAAGCAATCAATGTAATCTCTATTCGTTGGGTTGTAAAAACTTATAACATTATTTTCTGGAGCATTAGAAAGAATGTAGAGTATCTTCTCTAATATGTTTCTGTCAAAAGAAATATCGTCATGAATAATCATTCTGTGTGTTCCTTTTGCAACTTCTTGCGTTAGTGCACATGAATAATTATCCCATAACCCCAACCCTCTATCCATAGAAATGCTTACATCTATTCCAAGTGGTTTCGCACTAGTCTCGATTAATTTTTTTAGATACTTACCCTCTTGCTCCCTCTTTGGAATATTGAGGATAATTATTTGTGAAAGCTTTATCATAAGCGTTATTTTTTAATAATCCATTCTCCTCCGCGTTTTGCAATACGACTGATTGCTACAGCAAGTCTGTTACGGTTCATGTCGCTTCCATAGAAAACCTTTTGGGCCTCATATGCTGCTTCTGCTACGAGTCCTTGTCCTAAGAAGAAGTCTGTTATGGCATTAAATGGCACTTCCTTACAAATCTTGAAGACTGCGTCCCATTCGTCCATTCCATCAAGCCCCCAATCTTCTTCCATATTTGACCCTTGTACAATCCAGCACACATTTTTCTTATTGTGATAGTATGTACTGTTATAGATCTTAACACATGGAAATAAAGACTCGACCATTTTGATAATTTGAGTCTTATTACGAGCAAAGCACTCTACAAAAAGCCTGTCTGGTTTTATTTGTTCGATACATTTTTTTATGTGTGTAACAAACTCGTTAAAGCTTTGGACTGGGCATTCTTTTTCCGCTTTTGTATAGTATGCCTTTAGAACACCTTTATTTCCCGCAGGGTCAATAAACACACAGTCTGCCTTTTCTGAGAAATTAGGAAGCTCTAACGTAATATCCGCAATGGTGATTTTACTCCCATTGCCCAAACAGTAGACTTCTCCTTCTGTTATGGGGTATTTATCAATACTGCCATCATAACGCAACCCTTTCTGTTTCATTGGCTATTTACAATTATATAGTTGTGATATTCTGATACGTTTTTTTCTCCAAACAAATGGATAAGTGATTTCTTTGAGTACACATTATGCAAAAACTCAACATCGCATCTTTCATATGTAACAGGGTGATAACCTTCTTTGTAGAACATCAGGAACTTGCGAGCATTGCTCTTAGATATAGCTACTACGGCGTAACCTGACAAGTATGACGGAGATCCGAACATGGCGACAATATTATCAAACTTTTTACAATCTATGTTTTTGCCGGTGAACGGTTCGTTTACAAGACGTTCTGCAAACTCTGGGTGCTTCTTGCGGAACTGTCTTAACATTCCTATGCTTGGATCGATGCCCAAATAATCCTGTGGGGATATGTCGTATACCTCCGTTAATAATCCTGTTCCACAACCAATATCTAAGATAGAACCATTGAGAGGTGGAAGCATCGCTCCCACCTCACGGTTCTCGACTAAACTACTTTCATCACGAAAGAGGTTGTCATAATTGACTGCTATGTCATCATACTGAGAATAATTCATTTTCTATTGTCGGTTGCTGCCAAACTAACTTTTTGTTTGATATTGTTATGTATTTTTGGTGGTTGTAGAGATTGCAGCCTGGGAACATCGATTTCAATTGTACCCGGTCGTACTTAAAGTGATGCATATCTTTGAACTCTTCAGGTTCGAAGTCCTCTCGATAAAACATCAAACAGTAATCAATCCCACTCTTACCAAGTTTCTCTAGATACTGATGCATGAAATACGATGCTGTTCCAAATAGAGAAATTACGACGCTATCAGCAGCAAGCCATTTGTTGATTGACTCCTCGAATGATTTTGTAGAGCATCTTCTGTAAAACCCAAGTGCGTTAGTACGGAACTGTGTTATAGACTTTTTGCTAGGGTCAACTCCATAGTACATTTCCGGTCGGATTTTAGACAACTTCACAAAATCTCCATTTCCTATACCTGCCTCAAAAACTTTCTTGTCTTTAAATGCATGCAAAATGGTTTTCGCCATCATATCCATTTGTTGATTTGTATGAAGTCTTGGGATCGGCCAGTCGAGAAAGTCAAATTCGTTGAAAACCTTCTGTCTGTTAATGATTGTTGTCTCTACTGGCGGCCAGCCCATCGTCCAATATTTGTATCCGTCAATATATATATATTGTAGATTATACTTGCCCCACCTTTCATGTACTCCATATTCTCGTTGAGCTTCTACAAAATACTGAAATTCTTCATCCGATATAGCACTTTTGTTTCTTACGATGTATTCATGTGGAACATCAATCATTGTTGTCGCCCAATTCCAATTGCATCGCTTAATATACTCTCGTAATTTGTCGTAGTCGTATGCCATTTGATTGCAAATTTAATGATTATTACTATTATATGCAATACTATATATTGCATTTTAACCATATTTAATTATTAAACTAATATTGAGACTATTCCCATGGTTTAAAATGCTTATTATTCCCATGTGCCCCTTGTGGTAACACCTCTTCATTATTCTTTTCTCGTTGCAACAATGTAGCAATTTCCTTTTCAACGACATCATTCATATACGTATCTTTAAATAAATCAGCGGAAAGAAACAATAAATCATCGTTTGCTGTAGTAAAGTAAACCCTATTTATATCGTGTGTTCGACAATCCATTTCACAATGTAGCATATTTGCAATTCTTACTTGGTTCTCAAGTATCGTCTTCCCTTCCTCTCTCTCAAACACAGCATGACCTCCTTGGCTTACACTTCTCTCTAACATTAATAACCCGTATTTCTCTGGAGAAGAAAGAAGAATTTTCGCAACACGCTCAAATGACAGCTTATCATCAATATCAAAACCAAATGCTTTGCTTGGAAATTTACTCCCTGCCACGGCACCATAGGGGAAATAACCCGAGTAATTCATTTGTACCAACCGTCTTTTTGCCCATTCATTACCTTGTCTTGCTAAAAATAAATTTTTTTTGTTATTTACAGAATCTCTAAGTTCTCGATATTCATGCTCCGACAATATTGGGCGAGCATACTTTTTCCCATTTCTTACAAATACATAATTAACACTCATAACAGCATTTTATATTTATTTTTATTCAAATGATATTCCGTAATCACCTAAAAGTGCTTTTACTTGTTTAACAGAAAGCTCTGTTAAATTAATCTCTCTTATAACACTTTCATCTGAACTCTCTTCCAATATGATAAAGTACTCTGAATTTTCGTTTAATTTCATTTGCTCATTGCGATAAGCATTCGCCTCCATAAAATTCTTAAATCCTTCTTTTAGGTTTTCCCCGTCTTCATCAATAACGTACAAAATAACTTTCATAATCTTTAATGTTTTAATTGGTTTAACTTGTTAGGTAGCGTCCTGTTAGTCAATTCTACCTGTTCCTTATCTATATACAAAGGTACTACTTTATTCGCATATATGCAAATATACTAATAGATAATTTAGTTAAATATACTAAATTTGAAGCTTGTAACTTGCTGAATATCAGAATGGTGCGTCTTCTTCAATTGGCTCGTTTGCGTCTGTTAGCTGCGGCGTATTTGAGAAAGAATCAGATATATAGAAATTGGTTGTCTTTTTGTCAAAGCCAAGAAAGAATTTAAACGTTCCAATGTTTCTTCCTTTCGCTACATCTATCATTGCTGTTCCTTCAATTGGATATTCTTCACGATTGTCATATGGGGCAGGATAACTTCGATTGTAATATTCGGGTCGGTATATGAGCATCACTATATCTGCTGCTTCTCCTATCTGTCCACTGTCTCTAAGGCGGTTTAGGTTCGGCTCAGGATTGTTACTATCGCGTGATAATTGACTTAGCGCTATTATCCAAATACCGAGTTCTTTTGCTAGGTTTTTGAACCTACGTGCAGCGTCGCCCATCGCTTGTTCTCGACTAAAGCTTGTGTTTTTAGAATTTACGTTGAGTATTTGAAGATAATCGACAACAGCTCCGCCTATGTCAGATTTCATTTTCATCATTCTTATTGATAATAAAATGGAGTCTATGTTTGATGTGCTCTTATCGTCGAAGAAAAGGTTCTTTCCAGGAAGTGCACCCCGTGCTTCGTCTATCATCTTTATTTCTTCTGAAGACATATTTCCTGAGTAAAGTATTGTATTTGCAGGTATATTTGTTTTTGCCGAAATCATTCGAGCTGCCAATTGTTCCTTGGTCATCTCCATGGAATAGAACGCGACCTTTTCGTTTGTCTCTATCGCATGTCTTGTTATTGTCAACGCGAGTGAACTCTTTCCCATTGAAGTCTCGCCGGCTATGATTATCAAATCCGATTTCTGCAGTCCACCCTTTGCATCAAATGGTGCGAATCCAGTCTTAGTGCCAGTAGTAACACCGCCATGCTTCATGTTCAAGCTGATAATGCTATTCAAACACTTCATGGAATCTTCAAGCGTAAAGACACCTTCCGCTTGCTCAAAAACACCGTTTATGCCATCTATTGCTTGCTGATGTGCATCTGCTATGGGTGTTTCTTCTGAAAGCCCAACGTTTGATAGTTTTTGTCCTATCAGCCACATCTTGCGTCTCCTGCTTAAATCAACGAGGCGTATAATATGATATTCCATTCCTGCGGTAGATGCAACCATAGACGTGATGTTTACAAGGTCTATCGCCGAAATCCGCTCTTTTTTCTTCGCCAATTCGGCTGAAACCGTAATTAGGTCTATTGGGATGCCATTTTTGCCCATCATGTCTATGGCCTTCCAGATGCTCTTACATGTGCTGTCGTAAAAACAGTCGTCAGTCAAATGCTGACTCGCAATTGTGTATGCTGTCTGATCCATAAGCAAGCAGCCTATTACAAACTTCTCTTCCCCAATATCATTTATTAGTGGGACATTTTTTGTATCTGTGCTCATCTGAACGACTCCTCCTTAAAGCTAATAATTTGAAACATTTCCTTCATTCTATCTGTCACACGCTCACTCTCATACTTATTACCCAAGTCGCTTGCACTGAAATTGGAAGAGATGAAAGTTGGTAGTAACCTATCATATCTGTACTCAAGTACGTCAATGTAGGGGTATATAAAATTTCCATAATTGGAGATTTCTACTGGCTCTGCTCCTAAGTCATCAATGAACAAATATTTCGTGTTCTTAACGATTCTGAAAGCACTTCTATCACATGACAGCTCTGCCAACTCTCTTGCAGTAATAAAAGTTGGATATTTGTCTCCCTCGCAATAGCTTATTTTTTCTTTGTCTATTAGATATACAAGCAAATCCTTTATGGCTCTCATCATAGTGGTTTTGCCGTTACCGACAGTACCGGGGATAAAGAGCCCATAGAAGTTGTCTTCAACAGTAAGAAAATCGCCAATACGGGAAATATTGTTCCGCAACTCTTTCGTAAACTGAAAGACACGTTTTCTTACTTCGACTTCTCTTTTATAGAAGCCATAAATCAAGTTCTTTGCTTCTCTATCGCTTAGCGGGAGTCGCAAACCCCTTGTCATATTCGTCCTTGCTTGCGTAGGTTGGTACGCCTGATTCTTTTCTTCGGTGTGTTCCATTTGTTTCTATTCTGTTTGTTGTTTGACGCAATGAGTTGTATCGTGAACTTAGGTTTGGTATGGTAAAATTTCCAAGTAACCATGTGTCGCCTTTATTGTAAGCATACTCTACAAAAGCCTTGAATGCACTAAACATATTATCGTCGTCGGTCGGACGCGGGTCGGCGTGACCGTCTGCCGCTTTGTGACTTTTACGAGTGAAACGGATGGCATTTAGTAGAACCTTTAGTTGCCCAGCATCTTTTGCCGTCCAGTAATATTCTTCGGGGTATCGTTCGGATACATACACTTCGAAAAACTTACGACACCGCTGATGCAAAGTCCCAGCGGTCGAACGACCGCTATCCGTCTGATAAGACACTTCTTTCTTTTTTTCTTCTATAGGGGGTATGGGGGGAATGTCTTCTTTTTTTCTTTCCGTTTGTGTACCACTTTGCGTTTCCGTTTGTGTACCACTTTGCGTTTCCGTTTGTGTACCACTTTGCGTTTCCGTTTGTGTACCACTTTGCGTTTCCGTTTGTGTTTCCACAAGAAACGCTGCAAGTCCGACTATTTCATATTCCGCCACTTCTCCTCTTACCTTGCTCGCTTTGAAATTTATAAATCCTTTCTGATGTAAAGAGTTTCTAACACTACTAATTGTCTTTCTACTGAAGTCAAGTTCTAACTCGCACTTCTTCGTCGGCAATTTGAATGGGTTTGCCCAGTTACCCAAGTCGCATTGTTTCAGCAAATAGTAATAGAAATCTGCTTCGCAACTTGTCAGCGCGCAAACTATCCTCTTTTCCCAAAAAGAACAAAGCAATTTAGAGTAATCAACCTTTTTCATAATTTATAAGTTCTTATGGTTGAACGCGATACTCGTATGATTCAGAATGTGTTTTTAATCCTGAATTAGATTTTTTATATGTATTAATAATGTAAACCATCTTTATCGTATTTTATATTGTTATACATTTTTCTATAGGCAAAGTTATGAATTTTTGAGCAAACAGAACAATTTTTATGGTTAAATATACTAAAATATCCACATTTAAAGATTGATATATTTGCATAAGTTGATTATTTTTTGTATTTTTGCGGTAGTAGTAGAGTTATATATTTTTCATGCAAGTGTTTCTTTTGAAAGTGTTCATGTTGATAACATTTGCCATATTCAAAATTTTTATTTAAATTTGCATCCATAATTCATTAAATCTTTAGTGAATTTAATTGGTTAAGAAGCTCGACGTTGTGAAACGCCGGGCTTTTATTGTTACACTGACACGTGAATTCCTTTTTCGTAGCTTAATCTTTTTACTTCTTTTTTGTAATATTCAATCAGCTTCTGCAGTTCATCGGCCTCCCATTTCTTTGTCGAACGGGCTTTCTCTCTCAGTGACGAGAAACGTGCCACGCCAATCTTCTTAATGAGATTCTCTTGATAAAAGATCAGGTGGTCTGATGAAGCTCTATTACACCCTCTACACTCTCCATTGCAATTGTCTTCATCGAAGCGTGTTGCCATATTTGTACGACCAAAGAAATGACCGCAATCTATTTCTCTGTATGGCTTTATTCTTCCACAACTAATGCATTTCCCCATGCCGTTAGGCATAATATCTCTAAGGCGAATGTAGCAAGCAAACACCTTATCAAGTCTTTTTATCAAGTCGGCACTACCACCTCTCTTTTTTGAAGACGAAGATTGCGTTTTTTTCTTTCGGTAAAACGGAAACATTTTTCTCTTTAAATTTACAATTGACACTATCTGTTTCTTTACTAATATAGTAAGGACATCTACAACATGCCCGACTTCCGACATTTATCGTTTCATGTGTATATTTCCCTTCCTGACTGTGTGGACAAGGTGTGATATAATCGACACCTAGAATTGATTCGTATGTATTGTACTTGATTCTCATATAATTGTACTTGTTAGTTGTCTTCCCCGTGAATACACATCCCATTTAGTTGTTCCAGGTGGTCTTGCAATATATAGGTCTGCCACATTCCCGAAACGCCTGTAATTACCGGCGAGATCTACAATCCAACCTTCCTTACCATGTGACGGTCTTATTGCGCGCCCGACCATCTGATAGTAAAGAGCTAAAGATTTTGTTGGTCTGGCCAAAATTATAGTATCTAACTCAGGATAGTCAAATCCTGTAGTAAGTGTCCCACAATTACTGACAACCTTTATGTCGCCTCGCTTGAACTTGCTGAGAATATCCTCACGTTCTTTCTTTGGTGTATCACATGTGACTATTGCAGCATCAACTCCAAGTGCCCTAAGTTTTCGAACAAGGCTATCGGATTCTTTTCTGAATGCGGTAAATACCAATATGCCTTTGCGAGGTATTCCGCTTTTGGGGTGCATCACCTTTACCACAGTGTCCGATAATTTATCGTAGAACCCGCTTCTCTCATACTCTGCGATGAGGCTTTTTTCTTCATAGTCTGCACCGGTGGAATTACTTCTAACTCGTCTAAGATCTATAGACGTTAAATCGTAATAACTCAATGCAGATAGAAACCCCTTTGACAAAAGCTCGCCTATTTGACAACAGTATATAACCTTGGAAAATATTCTCGGGCGAGTACGTGTAAGGAATTTCAACATAGAACCTCCTATGCACTTATCAAGCCTGTAAGGTGTAGCCGTAAGACCAACCACCTGCCGGCTTTTAGCTTCTATGAACTGTTTGTATTGTCCAGCCTTAGAATTGACAAAGTGCGCTTCGTCAATGATGATATTCCTAAAGCAATCAAAATCCCTCATGTGATTCATAACGCTACCTATGGTTGCAAACGTTATTCTATTGATGTCTTTGCATCCAACAGAGGCGCTATAGCATCCACAATCTACTATACCATAACTTTGCAACTTCGCGAAATTCTGCTGCAATATCTCCTTGCTCGGCTGGAATACCAACAATGGCCCTTCCAGCCGAGAGGCAATATCAGCAAGAATGAGGGACTTACCACCACCAGTTGGTATAACAATTAAACCATTCTTGTCTGTCTTACCAGTGAATAGCTTAACGGCCGCATCACTCGCTTCCTTTTGATAATACCTTAGATTGTACATTATTCTCCAAATGGCAAGTCATCATCTTCCGTATTGTCAATATTTTCTTCTCGAGAGATATCTGATGTTAGCTCCATCTCAGGGAAGTCTAACCCGAACAACTCCTTCATGGCTTTCCTGTTTTTTTCTTCGTTTGCCCAAAGTTCTGTTCTATCCGGTATTTCATAAGCCTTCGCTAACACGAAACATTCTTTTGTATTGTCCCAGGAGTAAACAAGATAATACCCTGCTAAGGCGATACAGAATGTGTCTTTAGCCTTAAGTCTAACATCGGTTGTACCAAGTTTTACCTCAGCGGCATATTTGGCAACTTCCATGAGTACTGAGGCATATGCTTCCTCAGCATCCTTTTTCATTTTCTTTGCCCTTTCTATAGCAATCTCTAATTCGAGTTTGCGTTTTGGTACATCGTTTTCTTCGAGGGTGCAATATTCTTCACGAATGTTTTGCTTCTCGAAGTCATCGAGTTTGCGCGTTACCAATTCATTATCAGGGAATGTCGCGGTAAATACCTTTCCGATGAACTTAAGCGCATCCCTCTTATTTGTTATAGGTTTTTCGCCATTCAGTTTTTCTTCTTCGAGAGAAGAGAAGTCAAGGCTTAACGGGAAAACCTCTTTCGCCTCTTCTTCAATAACGTACTCTACGTTTATTGGAGTATAGCCCTTTAAATCTGATTTCATATCTATAAATATTTTTCGTATAATGCTATTTGTTTTTGCGCCTCCAACAAGGCGCTTTCTTCATTCGGCTCTGGTATGTATAAGCCTGCAACCATTGCTGAATAGTTACGAAACCTCTCTATCGCATCGGTTAGTTCTTTAGTGTCCAAGTCTGCAGTACTACGCCAATAAGTTACCATTTGACCTCGTTTGCTTAATCTCTGTTTTGAGAAAATATCTTGATTCACAATCTTTTTGAATATATTATATTTTACTTCTTCAAGATTGTAACCAAATTCTGACGCAAAGTAAGCAAGACAAACATGTAGGTAACTATTTTGCGCAATAGAGCGCGGACGATATTTTTTCTTTACCTCAACAATAAATGCGTTCCTTGTCTTTATGGAATCGCTATAAAGACCATTGCAATAGTCCTTATAGCGAACCCTATCAACTTCGTTGTTAAGATTGAATATCATTAGAATGGCAAATCATCTACTTTTTGTTCTGCTGTAGTGGTTGCTTGCGACTCTTTTTGCGAAGAGCTCTTAGGAGCGCCATCACGATGAAGATGCTCTACTTTATAACCAGCTATTGTATTAAAGAATTTCTCCGGCTGATTCTCTTTTTTATACTTATTGCCTTGTATAACGAATGACACAGTCACTACATCTCCGACCTTAAAGTCAGATAAGTCATCGATGTGCCGTCCTGAGAATTCAAAACTCGGATAGTTCTCATATACTTCACCATAGTTGGAACGCGTACAATTCAAAACTAATGTCCTTTTATTGAATGCATTGCCACTTTTTCCTTGTATTGATTCAATGTCTCCTATAGACAAAATCCTTCCTGTCATTGTATTAGCCATATGTCTCTACTTTTGGTAAGTAACTTAATAAGTTTCTATACTCAACCCACTCCATGAAGTCATTCAACAAATCTTTATTGTCATTTTCCATCTGTGGGTATCTATAGCAAGTTATTGGTGGATCTATACGCGATAGCTGTAGACCACGGACATCGCCTTTGTGCTTGTCTTTGTTGTAACCTTCAAATACAAAAAGGTCGAAATGGAAAGTGTCTGCACCGAAAAGTTCAAGATAATACTTCCACTGACAACTATTTATATAGTCATCTGCAGAGACGGTACTATACTTGGTCTTTATATCTCGTATTTCAACACCGTCTATCATGTCTGCGCAGCCTGTTACTATCGCTCTTCCAAAATCCTTATATTCCCGAACCTCATGAAATGCTTTTATATGCTCATTTCTATATTCAAGAGCAATCTTGCATTGTGGAACATCAAGAATGGCTTCGCCTCCGTCATAAACGAACTTTCTTCCACATGGGACAGGCTCTGTCCTATCTTTATTATAATAGGTAAAATGCCGCTCTCCTTCAGGAACGACCTCACATATAGGTTTGCCTGTCTCTACAATAGAGTGGAAGGCTGTACCTATACGTGTGTAGTCGTTTCCTTCAAACTTCTTAGTTATATTATCGATGACACTCTGCTCATCAACATAAGCATATTCTCCCGATATATAACGTCTAAAGCTTTCAAGCAACGTTACCCGAACCTGCGGTTTTGTCATTCTGTATAAACTTTTTAGTTGCCTTGTCGAAAACTATACCTCTCTCTGATAATTCTTTTATCATTTGATTCATGAAGGCCTTTTGGTGTATCTTTGCAAGCCCATGAGCTACTTCAATAAGAGCGTTTGCGCCTTCTGCATCCTTAACCACCGCAAGCTTCTTTCTGGCTTCATCAACATCTTTCTGAGCCTTGACTTGTGCATCCGACTTTGAAACGATGGCTTTCTTCACACGTTTGATGATGTCAGCCATACAGGTCTCGAATTCCGTTGTGCCATAATTTGGAATCCACGTGTCTGGAATTTCCGCCACATTTTTGCCCACTCTGTTATCTGTAGGCTCAAATTTTATCACACGATTGTTGTTTTCCTTACAAATGTAGCCGACCTGGTCTGCTATGCGAATAAGTAAGTCCTTAGACTGACCGGTGCAATCAGGAGAATGTTTTGTTGTATCTCCATCTGTATTTTCTTTATCGTGACAGATAAAAACGATATCAGACTCATTCGCACGAAGAACGCTGACAAACTGCTTAAACAATTCTCCCATAAGACCATAGCGTTTAAGCGTGTTTTTTTCAAGTTTGTAATCCATCTTCACGGCGTATGCGCTAAGATAGTCGTCAAGCATGGCCTTTGCCGTGTCAACTACTATAGTTTTACATTCTGAAATAAGCCCAGGTTTCCAAACCTGTACACCATTCTCGATGACATATTTACCAATGATTTCCTCATTGTATATGTCTTCCCACTGTGATGCCGTTACAACGATGTCTGGGCGCTGCACTGCTCTGTCAAATCCGCGGTCTGTGTCTATCAACATCGGACTATCGGCTGTTGTTGCCAACGATGTCTTACCGGTACCCGGTGTACCGTACAAGACAATGATAACTGGACGTTCTTTTACGACGTCATTTTTTCTAAGTATAGCCATATTTATTTAAGTTTGTTAAACAAATTGTTTTTATTCGCATATTGAACGAAGTCCGCAAGCCGATGTATTCCAAGTTTTACATATGCCGACTTTACATGCTGATGAACTGTATTTGGTGACAAAAACAGTTCTTTGGCCGCTTCTTGTTCTGATTTACCTCTATATAATTGCTCCATAACGCGAAGCTCTGCCGCTGAAAGATTTGAATTGAATTTCGGCATACAAATAACTCCTTCATACGGACATTCGCCACGCATCGGACATTCTACCTTTTCAAAATTGAACTTACCATCAGCATCGACATCTTCTACATCGTACACCGTAGCATCAAGACTACAGAAGTTGCACTTGCAAAATCTTCGCATTAAAAGATATTGGTAATACTGTTGGTTAGGGGAGCTGCTTTGATATATCGCTTCCAATGCAGAATAAGCCTCTGGGTGTCTATTGCGTATTTTCTCAAGCATATATTTCACAAGTTCTGTCTTCGTCTCATCAACAATGAAGTTCTTCCCACTTGTCGTTTTACACCAAAGCTCATCTTCAAAAACATAGAATTCTAATCCTTCCATAAATTTTCCTCTTTGATTCCTGTCAGTTCTGATAAAATATCAATATGGCAGCGCTGTTGAGGCTTTATGCCATACAAAATCCAATTTCGCACCGTCTGTAAGGTAACATGGCATTCTCGTGCCACCTCTTTTATAAAGTCGTTTCTCGGTGCGCTACGCAAGGGCAATCTTTTATAATAACCTTTTAAGGTCATATTTTCTACTTTTTGCCCGAAAGTATTTGACGGTTGGTTATTTTCCATTATCTTTGCATTATATTTATATCTTTATGCAAAGATACAAATATATATTGATATATGCAAATATACAAGCATATATATCACGCTGTTATACAAAATTAACAATTTAACAAATATGTTTAAACTACGAGAATTTAGACTTGCGCATTCGCTGAAGCAGTCAGAAATCGCTGAAATACTTGGTGTAGCTCAGTCCGGCATCTCCCGCATGGAATCTGAGAAGATAGAACTTCCCAAAGTATTGTACAAGAAACTGTATGATAGATTTGGTGAAGACGATGTCGATTCGTTCCGATTAATAGATGATGAGGAAACGAAGCCGTCAGCTGATTTGCGGTTAAGGGAAAATGACAATAAGGAGCTAATAACTGTGATTCAAAAACAAAACGATATGATATGTGAGCACATTAAGAGACAGGACGATTTAAACAAGCGTCTGATAGAGCTTCTTGAAAAATTGTGTATAAAATGA